ATTTAATATCTGTATCACCAGCTGCAAGACTAACCATAGTTGCAGTATGTGTCGTACCAGTAATAGTTTCTGTGCCTGCAAAAGTTCCTGAAGTAACAACAAATGTAATAGTCGTTGCAGGATTATGTGCAATAACAGTTCCCGTTGCACCACTCGTTCCACCAGTAATAGTTTCACCAGCAATAAAAGTTCCAGTTGCACCAGACACCGTTAATGTAGGAGCTGTTGCATCTGTACCAGTATTACCAGAATCATAAACTGCTTTAATTAAAGTTGCATCAGCCAGATTAAGAGAATCATATGATAATGATGTGGTATTTGGTGACGCAATTGCTAATTCTTTATTCAGAACAAGCGTTTTGATTCGTTCTTGTTTTGTATCAACATTCATAGTTACCCAAAAATTGAATGTCGTATTTAAAGAATTATCACCAGTAAAGATCGTTACTGATTGTCCGTTAGCAGCTACTGTAACAGTTGCAGCTGCAGGAGATGTTGCACTAAGATTAACATTCGTTCCTGCTGAATCTTGTGCATGATAATAAGTATCTTTAACAGTTGAACTAAGTACACCAGTTCCATAAAATGTTTCATTAGCACCATTTGATGTTAATGTACAAGTACCTGCACTAATAGTTACAGAGCCAAAAGTTTTTTGTTTAGTATAACTAGTATCAATATTACTTGAATCATCACGAATTGTTTTAATCGTATTCTGTGGTAATTTAAATACTGCTGTATTAAAATCAGTTTCAAACAATAATGCATCACCACCACTCACTCCACCAACTTTACCAACATCAGCTACTCTTGATTCTGTCGATACAACTACAGGTGTTGCTGAGGCATTAACAGGAATTGAAAATCTTTCTGCGTCTGCAAATGCATTACCACCGGTCATTTTAATATCATATAAAAATAATTGATATCTCCAAGTAGTTGGTGTAGCAGGTGTTGGTCTGTCGATTACAGTTATAGTACGAGCTCTTGCTGTACCAATTTTAGTATTTGCGTATGTAGTTGGATTAGTTAAAACTGGAGCTGCATTGTGAATATCAAATTCTGTTCCAGTTGTAAAATCATAAAATCCACTAAGGTTATCTATCTTGGCATAATTACCAAATTGCATCAATCTATCAAAACCATTTACATTAGTATAATCTCTTGCACGATCTACAGTAACATCACTTGAAATTAATGTTCTAAATTCGTGTCCTTGTACATATGCTTTACCCGGATCTAATCTTGCAGTAAATTTTGTTGCGTCACTAGAATGTGTTTTTAATTGAATAGGAAAATGTCTTACAGTATAGTTACCTGATTCATCAAATGTTCGTCTTGCAAATATTTCTTCTAATACAGAGTAAACTGGATATTCAACATCAACATGACGAACACCATTTACCAAACGAATCATTTCTATAAAATCTGTATCATCAGTTGATGTTATAGATTTCTTAGTAAGAGTAAGTTCGTATTTTAAACGATCTGCACCTGGAGCTGCATAGTTATAGGCTCCCTGTGCATTGTCTAATAATGTACTATCATCACCAGAAGCAACTACAGATGCCGATACTTGAAAACCAATTTTATATGATGGTGTATTTGTATAGTTATCTAAAATAACCGTTGATGCACCTGCTCGTATAAAATTACCATTAAAATAATAATAACCTGCATCATTAGAAACTGCTGAACCTTTACCAGTTGCAGATGATGATGCAGCAAATACTGCGGAAGAAAAATCATCTGCAACAAGTCGTTCACCTGAATTAAATACCGCGGCAGTATTCAAAGTAGCAGTACAAGTAGCAGAAGAACCTCCACCACCAGTAATAGATATACTTGGTGTAGATGTATATCCATTTCCTTTTGCTGTAACATTAATACCAATAACTGTTTGTGCAACAGAGGTTCCTGCATTTCCAACAACAGCAGTTGCAGTCGCACCAGTTCCACCACCACCTGTAATAGTAACAGTTGGTGTCGTAGTATAGCCTGTACCAGCATTTGTTACAGTAATACCTTGAACTTTTTGAGTAAGACCACCACCAGTAAGATACTTAACCCATAAAGTGTCTGGATCACCAGTAGTTGCATTAATAGCAGAAGTATTTACTACTTTTGCAATTGTTCCTGACTGACTACCAATAATCGTTTTACCATTTAAATTTGCAGCAGTAATTGCAACACCATTATAGTTAGCTTGTAACTTTACATAATTATATTCTGTATCAACGTGTAATTCACCACCCGATACTCGACTACCATTTGCAAATACATGATCGCCAAATCGTTTGAGTTGATTTCTTAGTATTGTTTGCTCTTGAGTAAGTTCTCTTGCTTGGATAGCAACAGCAGGTTTATAGAGGACTTGATGAAAATCTTTCGCTTCATCATAGTCATCAAAGTAGGGACTTTGATTAAGATTTAAATTTATATTGGTTGTCATGTATTATTACCTTTATTAAAATTCAACTACTAGCTTGACATCCTCAGTTTGGTCAGATGCACGATTAATTGGAGCTCGAAACTCTATATAAATTTGTTCTCCACTATCATCATCCATTTCTGCACCAGAGTATGTAGTTGCCGTTGCAGCTGATCCACTTACAAATGGATTTGCAATCAAAATTACTTTTCTGAAATCATCACCAACAACAAAGTCACCACCTTCTGTTCCAGTTAAACGAACATTCATCATTACATATGCTCCACCTAATTCCGTCTTTGGATTTTTACCATGTCCATTCTTAGGACCGATTCGTGGTTCAAGAGTACATCCTGTTCCACCACCACCAGTAAGAGTTGCTGTAGCAGAACGATAACCAGTACCAACTGCTGTCATAGCAATTTTCTTAATAATACCACCAATTACACTTGAACATCTTGCTGTTGCACCAGTACCTTCTGTCGTTGTAATTGATATTGCTGGCATTACTTCATATACACTTGTACTGTCTGGATTCGTTGTCCATGCAGAAACAGTTGCTACTTTTGTAGAACCAACATAATCTGTAATAACTTTAATCTGTCCACTTCCAGTTCCTGATGAAATATAAACAGTCATACTATTATAGATATCATTAGTAGAAGATGCTGTTGAGGCAAGAGTAATTGATGTTGATGCGCCGGCCTGTGCAGTACCTGTATCTGTATTCGTATATCCAGTTCCACCAGCAGTTACATCTATATGTTCTAATGCTCCATCAACAGCTGCTTGCTGTACAGTCCATTGTGCCGTACCATCATTTGCTGTTAAATACTTGATTGGAATCCAATCTGTAGTTACATATTTCAAAACATCTGCTTGCTGAACCTCATACATAAATTTCCAACGATAATTATCTGATGTTTCGATAATTGATGCAGATTGTCCGGTTGGTTTAACAGTAGATTGTGCTCCACCATAATTACTAATACACTTATAGATATTAAACTGGTCTGTCATTACAAAAAATGTCTGGTCAATCTGGTCATCTTGTTTATGATCGTATTCTGTATATACTGTTCCCGTTGTCCAATCGGTTCTCTTAACAACATGAGATACATCTGAAGCATTAATTAGCTTAGCAGCGATCATATCATTGTGATGAATATAGGGACCTACTGTTGTATCTAACGGAGTAGGAATTGCTGTATCTGAAGGAGAAGATTCTGAATATTGTCCTGCACTTGCACCAGACCAAGCATCAGCTTTTCCGATCATCAAATACATCTTATTAGTTGAAAACGAACCAATAAAATTATCTGCGTTATAGGTTCTAAATGCGTTTGTTATAATTGCTGGCATAACTCAAATCCTCTATTTTAATTTCTTATATTTATAATATTTATACAATACTTATGTGACTATTCATCACAATTTTCGTTTTTTCATTCTGTGTTGTAACATATCTGGAAATCTGTTCATCCTTAAAAAAATTAATCGTATATGCATTACTACCCAAGTCTGTTTTCAATGTACCAAATCCAGCTTGCTTTGCAAATTTCAATCTGTCTACTTGACGGCGCAAAGGTCCTAACTGTAATGCTCCTCCAATACCACTTGAAATCTGTCCCCAATCTTCATGTACAGAAATACTCCCATCTGTAATATAAGTCCAATTCTCAGATGGCATGGTAAGTTCCATCTGGGTATATAACCAATCATCACTATCTGCTATACTTAAAACAATAATTGGCAAATCAATTTCATATATATGCCAATCTGAATGTCCGGGTCCCATTTGAGAACCAAGAGCTTGTCCATCATGTGGCCAAGGTGCTCCATCTGGCCATTCTGGATTTGTTTGTTGTAATTGATTATTTAATCGAACCGGTGGTTCAATATCACCATCATGCCATATAATTGTATAAGGATATTTATGTGTAGGTGGCAGAGAAAGTTTTAATCCAGTTTCAAGTAAACCCGTAATTAATGTTCTACCAAACAATGCCAAACCAGAAGGATGTACTATTCGCTTAACATAATTTCTCCACTTATCTATTGTCTGGCCAGCTTTTATCTCATATGAAAATGCTTGATAATACTTACTATCTTGAATATAATTAGCTGCAGAAATTTGACTATCATCACCAACCCATCTTGTATTTGCTTCATCTTCATAACTACCAATTGATGCAGTACCAGTTGCTGTTCCATCTCCTTTAGCAGAAAAATTTAATGTTGGAATTGACTGATAATGGAAACCACCATTTACTAGTTTTAAAGTTTTAATTCCACCAATACCAGAACCACTCAATGTAATATTTGCACCTGTTCCAGTTCCACCACCAGAAATAGTTGGGATTGCTTTATATCCAGATCCGTTATGTTCAAACTCAATAGCAGTAATTACACCAGAGTTTACTGTCTTAACAAGTACACTACAAGTTCTTCCGTCTATCTCTAATTTATCTGTATTGTTAATCGTAAGTTTATCACCAACAACATATCCCGTTCCACCTGAAACAATAGTCGCTGTAGTCATACTTCCCGTTGTTAATGATGAAACTAAAAACTGTGCTCCGACAGCTCCTGCACCACCACCTGTTACTGCAATATTATCATCTATACTATATCCATTACCAGGATTTGTTATCGTATACCCAGTTACCATACTGTCCAGAGTAAACGTATTTGTTCCATCTGTAATAGTTTCATTAGTTGTAAATGTTCCATTTACTTTAGAAAGATAAATTGTAGATACAACAAAGGCTCCTATCTGTTCATTCAGTACCAATTCAACAATACCTTTCGCACCAGATGTTCCACCAGTAATTGTTTCACCAGTAAAATCAAAAATAGCTGAACTACCACTTGTATCAATACATCTTAAAATTTTATCTTTAGTATATCTTCCATCTGATACACGAAGCATATCAACAGATGGATAATAAAATTCAATTTCTTCTTGATACAATAAACGAAATAAAAACTGAAAAGATTTCTCACTACCTTTAGAACGATAAAAATCACGGAGTCTTTTTATTACATGAGGCTTATTTGAATTAGCAAATACTGCCTCTGGAATATCTTTACCAAACTGTGTTTTAAAATATTGTAAGAAATCATCAACAGTCTTATCAATATTAAAATAATTATCTAAATTACCAATAATCTCATACGGCTTACCAACTTGCTCAAGATACTCATAGTATGCTTCTAAGAAAGCTACAAAAGTAGGATGATCTTGTTTAACAAAATCTGGTAACTGTCCTTCTACACGAACAGATATACGTTCATCAAACGAAGGATGTATTGGTATGTTTGGATTACTGGCCATATTAAATTATTGTTTCAGCAACCATTGTAATATTGACGGCGGTTGTATCATATATATCAGTTGTTAATATTTGTTCTCTTAATGGTGTAATATCTTGATTATTAATTCCAGGTGTTACTGTCATTCTAATATATGTCTTTGCATCAGAAATTGTATAAGGAGTAAAACTATTTAAAACAATTGTACCAGTATCATAATCTATAGTACCAAGATTTTGTGAACCAGATACTAAAGTCATATAGACTGCTGGACTATCAACTGTCATAAGTCCCGTACTACTAGAATATGTTGACCGTATGAGTTTAACATTTCCAAGACTATCATCTATCAATGTATATGTAAATCCATCACTAGCTGTAAATCCTGTACTAGTAAGTGTTCCTTTAGTTATTGGATTATTAAACTCCATAGTATATGTGGCAGCTACTGCTAATGTTGTAGGGGCAATCTCCATTTGATACTTAATAGATGTTTTACTATTTCGTATAGAACTATTTGTATCATCTATTGTTTGTGTCAATACTGAATATCGAAATTTCTGGTCAAATTTCTGTAAGCTACTGGTAAAATAACTTGTAATTGAATTACTAATACCTGCTTTTAAAGTATCTTCATTTGTCAATAATGTAACAGGATCATAATTAACTGTAGTATCAATTAACAAATAATAAAAAATTGGATCGACAATTTCTGGTGTTACAGTAACTACATTTGTCTTTTTAAGAATAGAAGTTTTTATTGCATCTTTTGTTGCTATACTATAAGCAGTATTACCAACTGGTTTAACTGCTATATACACTTTACCATATACAGCTGGGTTAGCATCTTCACCACCATATATTTTAATTGATTCGATATCAGTTCGTTCACCTAATAAAATAGCTTTATAATCTTCAGTTGTAGTTGCACGTTTTTGTGCTTGATATAATTTTGGTGCATTATTTTTTAATGATGTAATTGTTTCAATTGCTGATCCACCCGTTGCATTTGATGTAACTGTTATTGTATAGTTAGAAGATGATAACCCAGCAACAGAACCAACAGCAGTAAAAGAAGATGCTTTATTAGCAGCTGATCCACTTGTAACAAGATATTCAATAAAAATAATATTACCATCAGCTAACTCTTTTCCAACTGAACCATCACCAAAAAGTAATTCATATTTTCCACCTTCTATTTCTTGTACAAAGAAAACTTTTTGATAAGAAGCAATAGTTGTAACATCTAATGCATTACCATCTGACCATGTAGCTACTGTTGTATCACTTGCAGAATTTTGAACTTGTACTGATATAGTAGAAATATCAATATTTAGATTTGGAATAATAAATCGTTGTGCTGTATTTGCCAAATTAACAGTATATGATTTATTTAAAATTTTACCTTCTTTGATTGGTAAACCTGTTACAGAATAAGATGAACCAACTGGATAAATTATTTTAGCTTCAGTTGTTGTAAACGTATAACTTACTCCACTAATACTTGTAGTAAATTTTGTATCTTTTGCGATGGTTAACGAAGTAGGAGAATTAGAAGGAGAAAATGTCATATCAAGAAGAGCAGAAGGTGCTGTAACAGAATTTGGAATAACATTTAAATGTTTGACATGAGAAACTACAGAATCTCTAAGTGAAGCCGAATCCAAGAACATTTCATTAGCAAGTAAGTTTGCATAGAATCCCATGTAATGAGTATTATATGCCAGGACATCTAATATAACATTCATACCACTACCTTCAAAATCATAATCTAAGAATTGACTTTGTGATTTAAGATAAGTTTTTAAATTAGTTTTTATCTCATCAAATTCTAAATCTGTAACTTTTAATTTATTGCTTGCCATTTATCTTACCCTCTCCAGAAATAAAGCAACTTCAATCGGTTGTGGTGAATTGATTAAAGAAAAATGTATAGAAACATTAAACCCGTTCTTGTCTAAATCTCCTGAAACAACTACGTCATCTACAATTACTCTTGGTTCATAATTTTCTAAACAAACTCTAACAGCTTCAGCGATATCGTGTTTTGTGTGAGCTGTTGACAAACCAAATAAGTGTCGAGTTACTCCTCCATCAATCTCAGGATGAAATGGTTTATCATACTGGTTTGTCATTATGAGATTTCTAACAGCTCGTTTGACTGCTTCAACATCTGTCTTTCTTGTGATGTCTTTGGTGACAGGATGTTTTATGAAATCTAAATCAAGATCGGCCCATGCTCGAGCATTTGTTGAAAGCCCTTTTGTGTAGACTGTTGCCATTATCGTCTTTTCCCTTGTCCCTTATATCTTTTCCAACTTACTCGTTTCTTCTTATTCTTTGGTCTACTTCTTACAGAATGTCCAATGGAAGTAACGTGCTTAATCTTATCTCGCTTATTTTTAACTACTTGTTGAGCCATAATATCTCCTCATATATTTATAAGAGTTTTAATAAATTTTTATAAATGGTCCGTTAGTTTCAGAAAATTCTTTTTTTGCACCATAATACAATACACTTAACCAATCTTTAAATTTTCGTTTTTTATCTATTTCAGCATAAATCCATAACCATTCCATTACTACCAATTTAGATGTAAGTCTGCCCAGAACATTTGCTTTCTTTTTATTTTTATTCACAAGTGCAAAGATGTTACTTATATTACCTTTTAATTCTATTTTTTCATTTTGTATAGTAACTGATTTAAGTTTCTTATGCAAATCTTTCCAGTACTTAATTTGCTTCGTTGTAAAATTACCATCCATTGCGATTTCAGGATGTTGTGTTGGTGATTTGGGTCTTGCTAATCTTAATTTAGTTAAAAAAGGATCTAATGCTTCTGTAGATGCCTTACCAAGTTTTGCACCACTCTGTCTACCTTTTGGTGTTAAATCTGTTTGCACTACTGTACTTGGAATACTATATCTAAAACTTCTGGCTTGAACATGAATTTCAGTATCGTCAGCATAAAAATCAAATGCTAATTCTCCAGTATCAAATAAACCATTTCTATCTATAGATAAATTACATTTTAAAGTTCTCCTTTTATAAGTAAAATTTACACCTTTAGAACCTTTACCTAAATTGGCTTCTTCTACATTAGCGGCAGTTACACCTTTTTTAACTTCTTTTAAAGAGATTGGTAATAATAGTTTCTTCTTTAACAAAGACGCCATATAGTTATTAAGTTTAATTAACTTGGCTTTTTTTTCTATAGCTTCTTCAGATATACTATTAACTTTATTTTGTATTTCTACTTCTTTTCCTTTTTTAGTCATTACGACATCCATAGGATTCCATCTATCTTTAACAGAAACACCCATAGCCTTAGATGCAGTCCTTTCTAAAAAAGGCATCATTCCTTTATCACGACTATATACATATCCCCTACCACTTCCAATATATTTTTTTAATGCTCTTGCTTGTAAATCAAAAGTTGTGTACCATTTAGATGGCATATTTTTATAAGCGGCTTTTTCAATTGCTGCTGCTGTAGGAATTTTTCCTTTTTCAATAAAAGACTGAAAAACAAATAAAGAACCATTTTCTTGTTTGGCAGTTTCTATTGCATTTGATGCCATCTAATTACTCCACACGAATCCACTTCATGTCTTTAGCATGCTTAACTGAATCGTCCCATTCTTTCTCATTACGAAAGATAACAAACTCACCATGTGCTAGAGTATACCCAAGAACATTACCAGTTCTCATTTTCTTTTTGAACTTATCTGCAGCTCTAAGAACATTACGATCCTTCATGTCTTTCCAGCTCTTCACTTTTGCTTCCATAAATTCTTTATAAGTTGTTTCCATTAAATTAACCCTTTCAGTTGTTTAATTGTAGTTCTAACATTTACATGAAGAACACCTGTTCCACCAGCACTCTCCCATTCTCTTATGTTCTTTTTATGATCGTCAATTAAGATTATATCTTTACCGGCAAAGTTCTGCTTCTCTCTGCGTTGTACGATATTGACCTGACTTTTTGGAATACCGAGATTCTTCTCACACCAGAGGGTCTTGCCTTTTATTACTGCCTTATCTTTATTACAAACAGATGGACAAGCAGATAGTATTTGAGGCTTATATGATTTGATGAATTTCCAGAGTTGTTTACCACCAGACTCCCATCCACAATTAGCCCAAAACTCCGTACCAGTTCCAGCTTCACTATAAAAGAAATCGTCAATTAGTCCCTGATTCAATTTAGTCGTTCCAAGATGCCTCTTGATACTACCAAGCAAATCTACCAGTACCCCATCCATGTCACAAAATATTTTTGCCATAGTTCTCCTCTATCTATTATTTATAAGTTCTATATCCCATTCTTTTCGTATTTCTTCCACATCTTTCTGAACATCAAAAATGGCCAGATGAATATTACGCTTGGGTCTGGTATATCCATATGCATACCCCATTTCAAATTCCACCAAATCATCTTCACTAAAACGATACCCCTCTGGATATAGGTATCTTGCACAAAACTCAAATAACCATCGGACCCAGGAACTGGTAGTTTCACTATTGCCCATAGTAAATCCAATTACAGAAGCTTCATCTTTGACTTCCATACCACGCTCTAACAAGATATGGATAATATCATGGTTATAAAGGTCTATTGCTCCTGTCAAACTAATGGGACTTTTTGGATTTTCCAGAAGCCAAACAAACCAATGGATTTTCGATGGCTCTTTATATGTTGGTTTTGATCGCCATTTTTCGATCTCTTTTGATAAAAGCATAGCCTTTTTGTGATATTTATAATATCTGTGGAAATGGCAACTCCTTTGTTTACAAGGACTTACAGATTTTCAACGCTGTAAGTCCCCATTTTTAAAGGGCTCGGTCGTTTGTTTGTAACTGCCAATAAATCAATGACTTACAAGCCAAAATAAATTTGACTTATTTGATTGATTTTGCTATACTAGTATTGTATTTAATGATTAATAATAAAAATTGAGGATTAATAAATGGAAATTAAAGCACAAAATTGGGGAGCAGTAGTTACCAATAATATGGTAACAGAAAAAGAGTTGAAAAAACTCAAAAAAAATGGAGGCTTTATTAAGTGTCCAACACGAAAAGCAAAGGGCTCTAAAAACGCACGTTGGGGTCAATGTGAATAATATGACTATTAAAGAAATTCTAACAGATATATTAGTATTGTTGTTGATTTGTTTAATGGCCTTTTTAATGATGTTTTTATAAATCGGAGTATAATATGAAATTAAAATTAATCGGTGCAAACCAAACGGAATTACAGTTAGAAGATGGAACGCAAATCTTTTTCTCATACGAAACGCCAGTTTGTATTATTACTGAAGCAATGCATTTAGGCAAAAAGCAAACTAGAGTTTGTGTAACAACTGAAAAGTATTCTCGCACAACTTCTAAACATATTAATAATTGGATCGCTAATCTATCTGATATAATACAGATGGTTCCGCAATCTGAAATTGACAACTTTGTGAAAGGCGTATCTGTATAATGGAAACTTATAAACTTGAAATTCCAAGAGCCCAATTTGACCGCATCGGAGATGCGTTTGAATTGGAAGATCATTTTGTCAATGGTTATGATATTGACAAAGATACAATCATTTTTACTGTATCAGAAAAGCAACGAAAAGCTTTTGCAAAACACGCAGTAAAACAGAAAAATCATTTGTATTGGATTACTCAAATTTTTCTACCAAAAAACATTAAACAATATTTAGTAAAATGAAGAAAATTATAAACTGGTTAAAAGACGATTGGAAAAACAACCGATTCAGGCTGTTCTGTGAAACAGTCGGATCCGTTTGTTTCATCTTAATCTATGTATTAATGGCATGGTACGGCGAGTCCGTTTCTATCTTAACTATATTCTTAATTCAGATAGTTGGCTCTTCACTCCATATCATCAACGCATGGTTGCGCAATAGTGTTAATTTAATCGCATTAAATTGCATAGTAATTGCGATTGCCCTCTTTGGACTTGCAAAGATGGCGTTATCAATATGACTGTAAGCCCTTATAAAACAATGGTTAGCGTTATCAGAAACTCTGTAAACTACCATAAACAAAGGGCTCGGTCGATTGTCCATAAGTCGTTACAAAACAACGACTTACATATGCAAATAAATTTGACTTCTATAGAAAAGGCTGCTATAATAGTAGTATGAAAATAAGAAATAACATTAAATCAAATAAGGACTTAAAAATGAACATGAAAAACAAAGTTAAAAAAATGAACTTAAAATGGGAAGTTATTGGACTCTCAAACGCAATCAATAAAAACTATCATGGTTGGTTGGGCTGTGTAACAGATACTAAAGAGTATTGTATTGAGAGCCGAAATTTCGGACATGGTTTTGGTGTGTTTGTTGGTTCAAAATATTTTCGTATCGAAGCATCTCAAAAATCTGGTTGTAATTCTATTATAGATCAGAAAAATTCTAAGATGTATAAAACGGCTCATAAAGATAAACACGTTTGGGGCTTTGTTGTAAAGAATGATACTGAAACTTTTAAACGTGGTGACATCTTGACTCGCAATTATGAAAAAGTTGGTAATGTTTTGGATGGCAATACAGCGAATCTTGGACAGCCAAATTCTCATTATCCAAACTATACAGATTGTTGGGCAGGCGCCGACATCTGGTAAATTTAAACTTTAACGAAAGAAAAAAATGTATAACAAAAATCAAATAAAACTTTTAGTAAACGCATATGTGGATATGTACAATTTAATAGAAATGAAAAATCCACACAATCGTTATCGCGTATGGAAAAATCCAAACGATAAAGATATGTGGTATGATGAAAATGAAATTGAATCTTATATTAACGATATGGATAAAAACGAAATTCGTGTTTTAATCTCTCGCATATATAGTTCAGAAAAAACTTATAACGTATGGAGCAACGCATAATGACTATGATGATTAAAGACGATACATTAAAAGAAATTGAGATGTTTAATAAAACATCTCGGGCAGAGTATCTTAAATACTTTGTTAAGAATTGTTCTGCTTATATTGTTTCACCAAATGGCAATGAGCATTGGCTTTGTGGTTCTAATATTTTGACTCATTGGGCTCATGATACTGGTTACTCTCGCAAGTATTATGGTTTGGCGTTTCCAGATAATTTTGAATCTTGGTCTTTTCATAATGATGAATTGGCTGGTGAAGCTTTTGAAACTCATCACGAAATGGAGAATTTATAATAATGAATAAAACAAAAACAAATTTAGAACATTCAGTCGAATTTTTGATCTGTGAAATTATTGAGAATTATTATCGTTGGTCAGATTCTATTAAAATGCATGATGGCAACTATAACGATAGTTATGCCCGAGATGTTCAGGCAAAAGAATTTAAAGATGGCATCACTTATAAAGTGAATAGCAAATACATCAAAATCTATACAGTTGACAAGTGGGGTCAAAAATCAGTATGGGGCTTTGTTGTTCGTGAGAATGATACAGTTGTTTGCACGCATGGTATGAACGGCGGTAACTATTTTTCTCAAGGCGATTTATTAAAAGCACGTTCTTGGAATCAGGCCGAAACAAAACAGTCAGTCGGTAACATTCGACTAGGCACAATGGATAATGTAACGAAACCAAATCCAGATTATCCGAATTATAAAACAGTATGGAGCGGAGCAAGATAATGCAAATGATATCCAAAACTAAATTAGGTCAAATCTTTAGAACAGAAGCTGACCGAATAACTAAGATCAGAACTTTACAAACGCATTTAAATGATCTTACTTTAGACATTCCACTAATGCGTCGAAAAGTAACTGAATTAAATATGCGATGGATTCTCAGAAATATTAAAGTAAACAATTCAGAGCATATCAATATTAACAAAATAATTAAACTAACAAAAGAGGTAATATAATGGCTGGAGCTCATTACACAAACGATTTAGTAAACCACATTAATAAACTAAACCAAGATACTAGAGATCGTGGAGCAAATGGTTTCTTAACAAACGACCCAGATCATTGGGCCGAGTATGGTGTTTACACCATCGGGGACTTTCAACTTTATCTTGAAAGAGAACACGAACGCAATATGTATAAATCACAATTAGGAGAATAATATATGATAACTTTCAAACAATCAAAAAATGAAAATTGGGCCGATGAGGCCCTAGTAGAAAAATACATTCTAATGAATGGTTTTGAATATGTAGCACCAGATCATTACGAATGTCCAGGTGGACACCTTTGGCATGTATCTCATATTATAGATGAGATTAACGACATGACAATAGATCAAATTAACGAACTCTCAAAATACGGAGAATAAGAATGCCGAAATTAATGATAGAAAAAATTAAAGATAAAAAAGTCTATGGTAAAGATATGTATAAAGTAGTCAAGCTTATTGACTCACACCGGTTGTCTTTATTGGAAACGCAGTTTGACGAACCATCAATGTTACGTTACATTCAATCGTTACCAAACACTTACAATTATGAGATCAAAAATAAAACAGGAGTTTAATATGATTAACAACAAAACAAAATTAGAATTAGCACTTGATAACTGTAATCATACAATGGAACTGGTGCGCACAATCGTACCGATTCTGGTTTTAATAATCCAGGTCATTATACTATTTAAGATATGAAAATTTTATTAACCATTACGCTAGTCGGTACAGCAATGTACTTTTTACTTCCATACATTATTGTCGCATCAGTATTATTATTTGATGGTTTTATATTCAGTTATATTATTGATACGGCATTAGCACCATCTCCACAACAATAAAGTTCTGGAGTCTTTTGAACCAACAGGAGTATATTATGAATGATACAGTTGAAGTAGCATATGATATTTTTCCACTTACGGTGGAAGAATACGAAAACGGCGATCTTGGCATCGTCGCGAATCAGGACAACGTAGAAGTAGAATAACTTTTACGGTGTAGCACTAAAGGGGATCTGGTTAATTCCAGGTCCCCTTTTTTTATCTGAATTTCTTATTGACCCACTTATAAAATACATAAAGTCCCATCAACATTATTATATAAATGATACCATCAAACCACGGTATTTCATTTAGAAAATCTGCTGTATCCCCAGATAGTTCCCCGATCATAAGTCCCCCTTAATATAAAAAGATTCCCTTTGGTTTATCGTAATCCACATCCACATGGATAAAGTCTTTATGCATACCGACCCGAGTAAACTCTCCATCTCGTAACAGCCGTTTCACCAATTCCAATCTAGTCCCCATATCAGTACATCCAATATCTGCGGCCAGGCCTTTTATATGGCTGGAAGTATCTCTTGAACCAATCTTTCTATTGTGAGATAGACAACGGATACCACTATTGATCCGCATAGGCTTTCCATAGTATCCCCTAACTGTTTCCAGTTCATACACCAGTTTCTCACTAATAACAATATCCCCATTACCACATCCACATTGACAGTCAAATTCTTCTTTTGTAAAGTGTTCTGTAAGTTGTGTCATGTTCCATTCTCCTTATCATATAACTCCATCTGTCGATCAATCCCTCTCAGAGGTAATCCTCTATCCCCAGTTTTCCATATATGGTCTATCAATACAGTAGTCAAATGTTGCAGTCTGTCATTCTCTTGTTTCAAGTATTCTACTTCTTTCTCTAACGCATTCGCAATCATAGCTATTCTCCATGTTTTTTAATAGTATGAATAATCTTATGCTCTCTCAATACTTCTTGTAAGTTAATATTCTTAATCCATTTAAGCCTGCCAGAATGACAGTAGTTACATCTACCAAAGTAATCTTCATCATTATACTTAGACAATATGCATATTATGGACTTCTCACACTTCTTATTATCACACTTGAATGTATACGTCATAGCTGTTAAATCTACTTGTCCATACTTCATACGGGTATACGTTTATATATGGTAAGTCCCATCGGTACTTTATAAGACTCCATGCCTTTCCAGTTGTTTGGAGGGACTACACATACATAGGGTTCTGGACATATTCTCATAAATCGTTGTTCTTTGATTGTTCTGGTTTGGTCGAGTATTACTGAGAACTCTGCGAACATCATGTACACCAGGAGGAACAGGAGCCAGTTTGATATTGAGGTTCTGGAGCAGAAAATTTTTTTGACGTATTTTTTCATAGCCGTTTTTTATATCTTGGAATATTTTTAAGGGGGACTCGGAAAGAGGTTGCCAGTAAGCGCACTAAGTCCCCCTCACATTTATCCCGTATACTGTCGCGTCACGATGGCCGCTATTTGGCCAAAACATAGAAAAATTCACTTTTGCATCAGATGGCAACACGACTGATTTTGGTGATTTAGCTGCCAAAATACTCGTCAACTCCTCTGCAATAAACTGAGGATTCTCTCTATCTCCTCAGAGTATTGCTGTGATTCTCTTTTCTCCTCTGTGTCTAACTCCTGGTATAACTCGTCTAGTATTGCCAGGCTATCATTCAGACACATAGAGATTATATCAAGTTCCTCAGAGGATAACTGATACATACTGGGGTTCTCTGAGAGTTTCTGTGATATAGAGTAGACTCGTAATTGCAGAACTTTGTCAGGGCTATACTCATTCTGTACATCATTCATAGCACAACGTATTGTTTCAACGTGTTCCTCTGTAATGTCTGTCAAATACTTCATCTCTCAGCAAATTTCATTGGTAACTTTGGGAGGGTTCCTTTAACTTTATGTCCCCCTCGTATATCTCGTGCTATAAGACATAGCAAATAACCACTTCATACCATACTACACAACGTGACACTTCGTGACACTATGCAACACTTTAACCACCACCAATCGCCCTTAGAATCATTATAAGAGCCAATAACATGCTTATACATACAAACCATGCACCAAATGTGTTCATCATACTAGCTCCTCTGGAGCTTGTAAGATGGACCTGTCTATAGACACGTTCATTTCTCTATCCATACTTTGCACTTCTTCTTTACAAAGTCGTATTGTTCACAATACCAATATTGTAGAACCAACTTTGTTGGTTCTACGGCCCGTGCCAAAGGCACGCGAGAATAAGCCTTAGATGGAGTACTACTTATAAATGCCCATATGAACAATATCAGTAATATCCACCATACCCAACGATAGCTTTTCTTCTTCTTTAAGTTAGCCATTTTATAAGTCCCCATATAACACCAATACATGCTACGAGTGCAATTAGATAGCCTACCAGACCAATTAATGCACCAAGGCCTCCTGCTGAATTACCTAGTAAAAATGGAACGAATAGTAGTGATTTCATTTTTTGCCCTTTCTCTTATATACGCGTTTCTTTCTTCTTCCATTAACAGGCCCTACATTTGGATTTTTGCCTGTTTTACGTTTTTTACGTTTTGAGGGTCTATTTGGCACTTCTGGATCATCAAATGATTCAGTTAATGATGGTGTAAATGGAGTACCCTCTTGCACTTTAAATGGTGATTCTCCTATAGTTTCTCCTGTCCATTTGTCTTTTTTGTCTTGACATAGTTTGTCGAGATAGGGACCTATAATGGACTTTGGTGAAAATAACAGATATGTCAATAGTCCTGCCAACGTGAGTAATAACACTAACATGGCAGATTCCATTATTTATCTCCCATGTCTTTGGTTATAGTTGTGGATGTTTTTGCATTGCCAAATGGTGCATCTGAGTATATACAGTATAGTCCAATAAGTATGCAGATAACTAGGGCTAAAGCTCCCTTGTGTATATGAGTTCCATCTGGTTTCCATCCTACTGGTTTAATTTCTGCCATTGTTACTTCTCCCTAAAGATTAATTTTACTAGTCCATAGCAAATTGCCATCAATGCGATCATGCCCATACTTGCTGCGAGTATCTGTGCTAATAGTTGTGATGCTGTAACTGACATATCGTGTATCTCGTTATATGGTTTATTGACCCAGTTTATCATTGTTTCGTGTGATCTTGTAGAGTATATAGGGTACTAGTGTTATATACGCCAAGAGTAGTGTGAGAAATATGAATCCTATCGTGTTATGTAGCCATGGTATGTCTATTATGGTTCTGGATAGTTTCCATCCAATCACACTTGAAAACTGCCGTCATCGGGTCCCAATGTCGAGTAATCTACTGGAAACTTGCCTACGTTTGGTATCTCTTTATACTTGGGTGTTGACGAGTTTTCCAGTTGTTTTATACGTTCTTCTAATTTTGCGTTCTTGGTTTGTAATACGTTTATTTGCGATTCCAATATTGTACATTGTGTCCTCAGTTGTGAAACTTCTGAGTAATCTGACATAGTGTTCTCCTATGTGACGATTGTAATAGTATGTATAATAGTAAGACATCAGCGTGTGTTCACCGTAATCATGCGTTAACCCATACTGGATATTTATCACCAGCTGGACCCATTTCAATCAATTTCTTTTTAACACCATTTACTCTGTGATAGTTTGGTGAAGATGGATCATCAAACGAACCATCATCTGTCATTCTGTACATTTGTATTTCGTTCAACGAACTGGAAGATGCAGCCTTTGCTGTTGCAGCTCTCTGTCCATTAATTTTTGCAAGTGTTGATTCTTGTGCTTGTAGTATAGGATCTTTAGACACATCATATAGTCCAAGAAATGAGGCAAATGAATCTTCGTCTTGTAAATTTTGTGCTTCCATAGCTAATGTTTCAGTATGTCGTGCTGTTGTTTCAATCACTTCTTTACCACTTGGCAACTTTCTGATTGCAGCTTCTGCTGATGGTATTATATTAGACTCAAATAAATCTTTTGCAGATGCCACACTAGTAGTAGTCAAGACTTTGATGTTATCTTTCATGCCCAATGCTAGGCTATCAAAAATTTGAGAGTCTGGTATTTGACGTTTAAGTCCCAAAAGTGTTCCACCAAGATTTGGCACTTCATCTGAAATTGCTGATAACTCACCAGATACGTCTGCTACTATATTTGGTATCTTCAAATCACCAGCTAATGCACATGGATCAAATGATGCACTTAAGCTCAATGCTGAAGATGCTAAATCACTCAGATTAATATCTGCAAATCCAGTTAATGATGTTAGACCACCAAATTTGGATGATATATCTGCAAGTCCACCGATAGATGGTGCCGATACATATGATTCTAACTCATTTCGTAATGATGAGAATCCAGATGTAGATATTGGTATATCTGGTATCATATCAGATACTTTTGACTTAATAGATGACATACCAGCATCAAGAGTCGCTTTATAACTAGTCAATGCTGAAATAGAAGTTAGTGTACTATTTAAATCAATAATACCACTTATCTTAGCAGTAATATCGCCTTGTATAGAACTCAGATTTACATTTAATCCACATATAGCCATAGTTTACCCCTCTCCTGCAAATACATCTGGTGAACCACCTGCTGTTGACGGCGCACAATGAATCGGTGGTATTGGACATAATGAATCTGGAGCTGCACTATCTGCTCTATGAATTACAACAAGTTTATTCTCACAATAAACTTTATTTGAACTAGCATTCAATGCACCACCACCATGAGAATTTGGATCAGCATTAACAGATACTAATAGATTATTATTAGCGAATACTGTACTCTGTCCAGCAACAACCGTACTTGCTCCACATATTCTGGGATCTGTATTTCTATGTACTTTTTTATTTGCCATTTTTTTACTAGTTTGGATTCAAGTATATGTCAGATGATGCATCAACAGTTATATTTCCACCAGTTGATTTCCACATAACAGTTGAAGAAATGGTTGTATCCATTGTTGCACCATATGTTTCTGCAACAGCACCATCAATATTTTCAGTTCCAGTACCATGAACTTCTATCAAAGAATTTATACCAACTTCTTGATGATAATCTTTTGTAACAATCATATCTAAATGTGTTAATGTTGTAACTCTAATATGGTCTTTACAGAAAATCGTATATTCACTATCAACATTATAATTTGCAAGACCAGATACATTTACTGTATGGTGTCCTGGCACGATACCAGTATTATAACCATAAAATGAATCAACGTCTTTCTTGACAGTATCTTTCAAATTACCACCAACTGTAATTGTTTTGTTATCACCAATATTGATAGTTTGATTTTCACCAACGAATAAATCATCATTAAGATTGATAACAATCTTTCGATTCTTATGAACTTCTTTAGTATCATTACCAATAATTTTAGTTCTCATCTCTCCAGCAACATGAAGATGGTAGTCACCAACAACTTCTTGAACTAAATCTCCTCTATAGAGAACTCTAGCATCTCCATTAATTGTAAGATTGCATACTCCCTCAATAGATACATTCTTACTACCAGCTACTATCTCATAATCATTAGCAACAACTTTAACAACGCGTGAACCATCTGGTTGTATTTCTTCAAATGTTCCAGTTTTATGGTATCTATGCAATCGTTCAGAACCTGGAGTATCGTCCCATTCTTCTACATGGCCTGACTCACTAACACGAACATGATTATATGGATACAGAGATGATATCATACCATCTTCAGGGTCTAATTTTCCAGTTGACGTATTAATAGTGGCTGCATCTTTTAAATATTTTATATCACTATCTTTATCTGCTTTAGAACCACCGCCATATCTTGGATTTGGTTCATTCCAATAATCATTGACATAATGATTGGCATCACCATCCCAATGACCACTTAATTTACGATCGCCTACTGGTCTTGAATCTGCGGTATCTTTAATAGTTTCTTGTTTTTTTTCTGTATTCCACATACTACCAGCTACTGCTTTTGGAACACCAGTATTTGTTAAATCACTACCAGCTATTGGATCACCACGCCTTCTGGTTTTTCGTTTATATGCAAGTGACTTAGCATCCTCACCATTCTTCGCACCAAGTGGAAACTTTGCAATACCACGAGCCAATCTATTCGTATCTGGTTCACCAATATACTCATCGCGTGGATATTTGCCTTTTGGATCATTAAAGCCTATGGAAGGATCTTTCTTATGACTTAATTCATGTTGGCCACCAACAGTTCCCATGATAACTGGTTCCTGTGCATTATTTCCATCACGAAAAAAACCAACGACCCATGTGCCTTCAACAGGACCCAATGGAGTTGTACCAATTCCATTCATAGCTGCAGATGTAGTTGGTTGCATCATGGTAGCCCATGGCAATTGTGCTACAGAAATATCATTTTTATCATCTGTATGATAGCCGAATATACGAACTCGACAACGACCCAACTTCATTGGATCATTTCTATCTTCGACTACTCCTTGCCACCATGTAAAATTACCATACATAATTATTTCTCCGTTTTCATAGCTTGACGTATTGGAGGCGTTTCTTCCAAACCATCTTTAACCAAATCAACAATCATTTTATATCCTATATTAGCTGACTCATTTGCAACAATATGACGAATTGCTGTAATCATATAACTACCACTAAGAAATTTATCAATTGATCCATCTTGATTTGATGGTGCCATAGCTGGTACATTCATCTTTACCATCATACCAACTCTTAAAAATTGTAAACCAGCACATTGAACTTGCATCTTAATTGCATTAGTAGTATAATATGACATTTGTGCATTTCGTTGACACTTCCATTCTTCTACTTTATTATGATATAAAACTTCATCTGGTGCAGCTGCACTATTTTGATATAAGTTAGTGTGTGTTGGATAAAAATAAACTTTACTATCTGTCTGTTGAGATAAGTGTGGACCTTCTTCAATAGCAAAACTTTCATCTGCTACTGGTGCAAATGATTTTCTTGGTTCATCAACACTTTTTACTTCAATCTCTGAATTAGCAAGTGGTTTATTTAAAGCTATATGATTATACATCTCCCAATCATCTAAACTACTATAATCATATTGTAGTATCTTTTTAGTAGTAATATCATGTGTTATTAATTTAGATGAATAATTACCAGCTGGAATGTTATAAAGTTTTCTAAAATCATCCATAAAATACATATGATCTACTTTTATATAACCACCAGTTAATGCTTCTACTTTATGTATATCTGTTACTCTTGGTTCTAAACCAAATGTTAATACAGGAGTTTGTTTTGCTAATGATTGCAAACTCTTAAAAAACACACCATCTAATGTTTCACAATAAACATAATTAACAGCATTACCTTCTTGTTGTGGTTGAGCTCGAGCAGCTAACCACCCCATCGCATAATGAGGACTCCAATTTGGTATAATACAGTCTATTGTATTGTATGTTATTTCTGTATCTAAACCATTTCTATCATCATCTAAATATGTTTCCCAAATATCTTCTACAATTTCATTGACTAGTGTATTTGTATATGCCTTACTAACACGAGCATGCAAATTACTTATACATTGTTCAGATACAAAGTTGAGTGTATATTGTTGGCTTGTACCAGTTGCTCGTAAAAAACGATCTGAAAGATTATGGATATGAAATAATGGAGGTTTTAATGCTAATACATCAGGAGCTCCTTCCATAAGAATCTCAGATTCAATTGTTTCTTCACCTCTGATTGGAAGTTTGTATGGAAGATTATATGTATCTGATAATGTTATATTACCAGACAAGTGTGGTGAGAATAAATTTTCATATATATTCAACTCCAACAAATGTGGAATTAAATCATAGACACCATTTGCAGCTTGTAATGATAATCTTTCTATTTTGCAATCACTTATACTTAGTTGTTCCATAATATCTCTCTAAACAGTATGATCGTTTAATAACCTTTTAAATTCGTCAACAACTGGTGCAACCATAGAATTTTGTAAGATTCGTATAGGCCTTTTATTATCATTCAACTCTTGTTCGTATATGAAATTAGTAACAGCAGTAGCACTAGGTGCATCTGAATCTACTTCATATCTATCACCATCTATATAATGATGTGTATCATTAATATTTGCACTACCATACTTTTTATTAATATATTTAACCAAGTCATATTGAGTCATCGGCCAATCAAAATATGGATTTATCATCTTAGTACCATTAGCAAAAAAGAATAACCAATGCAACTCTGAATCACCATAATATTTATCTGCTAGTATATCAGGCCGTTCAAAATCTTTAATATAATGTTGTGCAAAATAAGTAGCACCAGTTAATAACTCATGCACTTCACCATCAACATTTGCCCAACCATGTGATTTTACCAAAACACGAGCTAGTATATTTGTCACTACATCATGTTGTGCTTGGTTTGATTGTCCACGCACATCATAATATATTTTTGGAAAATATTGAAAATATGCCATGTTATTGTCCTTTTAATAATTTGAAACGATATCTTCTGCCATAACCAATTCAGTTTCGGCAAACGAAACAGCTAAACTAGTTGCTATTGGTTTTCCTTGTCTAAAGGCAGCCCAAATACTTTGTGGTGTAAAATTTGTTTCAACACTAGTACACACACATGGTTTTATTTTTGGTATTGCAGGATTTTGGATTAAGCGATGTTCAGAACTACTACCATCTGGTGCAAATTTAAATGTATCTTTTTCTTGAGTTAAAAAACTAATATGAAATTCTTGTGGATATTTCATAAAACCATGGCCATTATTCATTAGTCCAGAGTTCCATGATGGTCGTGAATGTAAACGAAACATTTGTATAATACCAGCAACTTGTTTAACTTCATCTTCATTGCGAGGTCTTAACATAAACGTAAAAGTAAACCTACGAAAATCGACGCCTTGAAATAACATTTCCATATATGGATTAGATTTCATACTAACTAAAGAATCAAAACCATGTTGTATCTTATCTCCTTGAGAAAGAGCAGTTACCAAAGTTCCTAACATCCAGTTTGAACCAGTTACACCAAATTTACCAAGAATAGAACCGATAGCACCACCAGCACCACCAGATACAAGATTTCCAATACTACCAACAGCTCCCTGTCCAAGAGCTCCACTAAAACCAGCATCTTTTATTGCACCAACCCAGCCCATTTCTTCACCATTCCAATTAGCATTCTCAGTAAACTGAATATTGTTTGGCATATTAAGATACATACTTCCAAGAGTATTAATAGAACAGCCTTCAGCTCTTAATTTATTTTGTGCTGCAATATCATCTGCATTCGCATTGTATGCTCCACTAAGTGTTGAGCCGGTTGCTCCGGCAGCCTGACTTGTCTTATCCAAAAGATTACCAGCTAAATCTGATTCAAGTTGTTTTCTAAGTGCAACCTTATTAGGTCCACCCTTGTAAATATGCTCAAGTTCTTTCCTGGGTAATGTTTTATCAAACTCATCTTGCACAGCTTTTTTTCTTATAGCTTCTCGTTTTTTATACTCAGCACTATAATTATCTTTAATATATTGAACAGTTTTCTTCAAGTCTAAACCAACTCTTTTCATAACAGTAAACTTAATACACTCTGGATAAAAATTTTCTGGTTCTAAATCCAATGGATATACAAGAGTATCGAACTTTGATGGTTGATATGCACCAGCAGCATCAGCAGATGGTGTAGCTGTTTTAACTTCTTTCTCACGTTCAACAACTTCCATATCAGTAAAATCATTAAATGAATGATTTTGTCCATCTGAAGCTGGTGTTAAACCTCTCATTGCTGAGTTGCCCATGTCTTTACTCCCTATAGTGTTTTAGCTCTTCTAAAAGTTTTATACCAAATCTTTTTACTTGCTGTTCTTCCACCACCAAGTGTTTTAAATCTTTCTGTCGGCACCATGATAGCCAACTCCCAATCCAATGGATGAACATGAATAACTTTAGATTTTATTTCTTCTGTTCTATATTGTCGATAGATTGCCTTGGCATCACGAAATCGTTTATTTGTCTGTATCATGCTTCTAAACTTTCGTGCCATCAATCTAGTATTCTCATTATACTCTGTATTGTTCATAAAGTCCAACATTTTTCCAAGTAATATTGCTCTACGTTTTGGACTAAGATGGTGAAAATTCAATCCCCACATATTGTCAGGATCTTCAGCAAGTAAAAACATTAATGGAAACTCATCATAAATTTCTTCTGGTTTATTTGGCCTATATCTAAAAAAATACATTCGGCCCAATCTCATATCAGAAATTCGTTTGCCACCAGTTCTCAACATTTCCATTGAACGATAATTGAGTCCCTGTTCTAATGCATAATCGTGAAACCACTCTCTTGACAATTCAGTACGTTCAATAATACCTTGTTGTTTTGCGTGTTTGTGTGCTTTCTGAAAAAATGATTCTGATTTTAAAAAATCAATATGTTGGTCTATAGTACGCATTACTTTTTCTTTAGTAACGCCCATTCTTCTCATTTCTGCGTCTGCTATAGTGACCCCTCTATGTACAGTACGAGTTGTTTCTTTTTGTGCAAAACCAGTTATCTTAGAACCTCGTTGGCCAATTTTTCCTTCCAGAACTAACTTTGGAAAACCAAGTGGTACTAAATGTTTATTATATAATGTAACTTCTTGCTTAGTAAATTTTTTAACTGCATTTGCTAACTGTTGTGAATTACCAACATCTGAAAGTTTTTTTAATCTTCCAAGTGTTAACAGTTTAGATGCCGCTTTAAAAAAGTTTCTAATACCAGGAACTCTCGCTCCTAATGCTAGTCCACTTAATATTACTTTACTTGGTGTTCTGTCTTGTATTGCCATTCTTCTTATATTTATAAGGTCTTGATGGAATATCCAACTCTTTTTCTGTTAAAATAACGAATTGCATACCACGTTTTTCAGCCCATTTACGAGCAGCCTTGAATTTACTCTGATTCACCATAAATCGTTTCAGATCATTCTTATACTTGATAGAGATTCTCTTTCGTTTCTTAGGGGGCCGACATTGACTAGCAGGCTTCACTTCAATGATATACTTCTTAATCTCTCCTTCTGGATTCTGTATCTTTACATAAAAATCAACAAAGTAGCGTCTGGTTTTCTTCTCAATCTGATTGTAGTATGGTATAATGACATTCTCTGAAGCCCACTCAAGAACTGATGGATGTCTATCAAGATACTTCATGTACTTGAGCTCCCATGATGATCTGTACACAACTTCTTGCAAATTTGCTACATATTTTGCCTTATTGTGTACTTTATATTTGCCAACGTGCTTCTGAAAATTCATATTAGATGTATAAATATATAGAGTCACTAATATTTATACGGAGAGTTATATGTCATTACTGGATAAAGCCATTGACAGAGCAAAAAGAGAAGTACAAGGCAGATTTATCGACCCTGCAATAGCTAATGGTGCAGCTCGAATAAAACAAGCTTTGTCTGGATTTCTTCCAAGAAAAGACCAAAGTTCTACGGCAAGAAATATTGATGATGTAGTAGCTAATGTACAAAGTGACTTTGCAAGACCTAATCTTTTTCAAGTAGAAATTGGAAAAGTTAAAGCTTCATCACAAAAACCATTTACGATAAATTGTTATCAAGCACAAATACCAGGTTCTAACATTCTAACAACTGAAAGAGATATTGGTTTTAGACAATTCGCATATCAACAAGCCTATGCAGATATTATTCTTGGATTTTATTCTAGTGGAAATTTGAGAGAATTAAAATTCTTTCAAGATTGGATGGATAAAATCGTAAATCGTAAAACAAAACATTTTAATTATTATAGTGAATATACAGACCAAGTTGTAATTAAACAATTAACTCGTCATGTTGGAAATCCAATGGCTGGTAAATGGATATTACATGATGCATATCCAAAACAAGTTGATCCAATTCAACTAGATTATGGAACTAATGATACTATCATATCTGTAAATATAACTATGACATATCGACACTTTACACCAAGCTTTCCAATGGTGCCAGTTGGTGATTCAATCACAGGGCCATTATATGCACCAAGTAGTCGTTCTGATTGGAATAAAGTCGATCCAATGCGTGAAATTAGAGAAGAAGGGTGGAAATTTGCAGGAGGAGGACATGACGATACTGAAGTAGGAGAAGGATAAATAATATTAACATCATTTTATATAGGAGTGAAATGAAATGGGATTACCAACAATTGCAGTACCACAATATAATTTAACCATACCATCAAATGGCAAAGAGATTAAGTATAGACCATTTCTGGTAAAAGAAGAAAAAATTCTTCTTATAGCAATGGAATCAGATGACCAGAAACAAATAATAGAAGCAACCAAAGACATTGTACAAAATTGCATCTATGGAGCTGACATTGATGTAAACACAATGCCGGCATTTGATTTAGAATATATATTCTTACAGTTAAGAGGCAAAGCTAAGGGAGAAGTTCTTGAATTAAAATATAAATGTCCAAAGTGTGAAGGTGAAATACCACTTAACATAAATGTAGATGAAGTTAAAATCATAAAAACCAAAGAGCATACAAATACAATTAAACTTGATGAAACTCTTGGTGTGGTTATGCGATATCCAGATTTAACAGTACAAGAAGAACTTGCTGAAATAACTAAAGACAAACATGAAATTGATGCACTATTCGATACGATTATACGTTGTGTAGATTACATATATGATGCAGCGGCAACATATCCAGCTAAAGACCATACAGAAAAAGAAATGCGTGACTTCATAGAGTCTTTAACTGATGAACATTTTCAAAAAATAGCAAAATTCTTTGAAACAATGCCTGCACTAAAACATGAAGTAGAACTAATATGTCCACAAAAAGTTAAGAGTAAGAATGGTAAAACTAATAAGAAACAAGATAAACCATGTGGCTATAGAGAACAACTAACTCTGGAGGGACTCGGATCTTTTTTCGGCTAGCCCTTTGTCAAGAGTCATTAGTAAATATGATTCAAACCAATTTTCAAATGGTTCAACATCACAAATATTCATTATCTGAACTAGAAAATATGGTGCCTTGGGAAAGGGAGATTTACGTTAGTTTATTAATTAAGCATGTGCAAGAAGAAAATGAACATAGACAACAGTTAATGCAACAACAGCAACAACAAAGAGGGTAAATAAAATGGCAGCACCAATAATCGCAGGAGCAGCTAGAGTAGCAGCAGGAGTAGCAGGAGCAGCTGTACGAACATCCAAAGATATGCTTAACGAAAAAGCTATGCGTCATAGTTTAAATCAAGTAGCTAAAACACAAGAAGCTATTCTAAGCTTTTTATCTTCTCAAAAAGAAAGTGAAGAAGATTCTATTGAAAATGCACGCGCACAAAAAATAAAAGACAAAGAAGAAAAAAAACAAACTGAGCAATTAGAAAAACTAAACGATAAAAAAGATAAAGAAGATGGTTTTCTAATGAAATGGATGAAGATCATTGGTAAATTTATTCTCGGCGCGCTTGTTATCTTTGGTTTACTAATGGTTCCTATGAAAATGTGGTCAAAAATTGGTGATTCATTAAAATCAATGTTCAAACAAGTCACAGAATTTTTAAAAGATCCGCAGAAAAAAATAGATGACATGATAGACAAAGCCCTTAAAAAGAAAACAGATGATTTAAGAAAACAATTTCCAAAAACAGCTAAGGTGTTGGATTTTGTTGCCGAAAATCCAAAAACAGCAGCTGGAATAGCCGCAACAGGAACAGTCGCGACTGCTTATACAGTCAAAAAAACAGCGGATGCAGCGAAGAATTTAGGCATAAAAACAGGTCGGGGTCTTTTAAACAAAGCAACGGGCAAAACTTGGAGTGGACTTAAGCCATCTGGTATGTCAGGAGCTGTAGCACCAGACTTAAAAATAGTTCCTAAGCCTGAAGATAATCCTCATGCTCGTAAACCTGGCGTTGGTGAATCACCAATGAAAACAACAAAGGGAACTAAAGCACCTAAAAAATTATCAAGATATGAAAAAGCAATGAATGTTATAAAACGTAATCTTGAAAAAGGAATTAATCTTGCAAAGGAAAAAGCTTCTCCTGTTCTAAAGACAGGCCTCCAATGGGGCAAAAATATTGGAGGAAAAGCTGTCTTACCACTAGTAGTAGGTGCGGAAGCTTTATATTTTAAATCCCAAGGTGATGATACAAAAACGGCCGTTTCAAAAGCTTTAAGTAGTGCTACATTCAATCTGGCATCTCCAGAACAAATTAAAAGTCTTATCAACGCCCCAAAAGCTTTTTATCGAGATGCAAGTAATGCTTATAAAAACTTGGGTAAAATAAAAACTCCAACATCATTTATGGCTAGAGAAATAGATGATTATGATCCAACAAAAAACCCAAGAAATGCTAATGCAGAATATTTCAAAATTCCAAAACCAACTGCAATCCAACAAGGCAAACCACTTGCTGATATGTCGGACAAAGTTAAAGCAAGAGTTTTCACACAACTACAAAAAGAACGAGGAGAAGTTCCTAGAGAAAGACTAGGGACCCATACATTAAGTCAACAAGACTTTAAATCAATTTTTAAAGCAATTGGCCAAGCTGAAAGTGGAGGAGATATAAGTGAAACAAATCGTTTAGGCTATGTAGGTAAATATCAATTTGGAGCTGCAGCTTTAGAAACTATTGGTTATATAAAAGCAGGGACATGGAAAAAAAGAGGCAAAAAAGGTAATGCTTCTCTCATGGCTAATGATTCTAATTGGGTTGGTGGAACAGATGCAGCTGGTAATAAACGCCCAGCTAATCTTGCAGAATATATGTCAAATGAAAAAATGCAAGATATAGGAATGTCAAAACTTGCTTTAAGTAATAGAGCTCAAATAATAAAAAAACTTGGTAAAGAAACATGGGAAGGACTATCTAAAAAAGAACGTGCCTTTATGATTGGTGGCGCACATTTATCGGGTGCAACAAGTATGGCTAATCAATTCAAAAGTGGTTCTTTCGATACAACAGATGCATTTGGTACTAAATCATCAACATGGGGAACAACAGCAGCTAATGCCGTAGGTGTTCCTAATGTAAGTGGACAGGCATTAAGTCAACTTAATAATGCTAATATAAAATTTGGTGGAAGTGGTGGTGGAGCTGGTAATGTAATTGTTGATGGTTCAGTCACTAACAATGTTACCAATAACAATTCTGGTGTTTCTGTTATGGGGAATACAGCAATTGACAAAAATGGTGATGTTAATGGAGTAACAATGTTTGCACATGAAGGTTTTAATTAAAGTGGGGAGAGCATGAAGCCCTCCCCGAAAGGTTAATCTTGTTCTGCTAACTTCTTGAAGTAGTCCAGAGTATCATCAGTCTTTTCTCCAGTAGCAACTGCATCATCTGTACTTTCTTCAATCGTACCAACAAACTCACCCGTTCCATCAGCATTCTTATATTGATCGCTTCGAGCAATTACTGTATTGAATCGAGCTTCAAGTTCTGCATATTGCTTGAAGTTCTTTTCTTCAATAATCTCGTTTAGAGAATACTGCTGTCCCCAGATTTCTTCCATCTTCTTCTCATCTTCATGCAAAGGACAAACATCAGTAAACTCAGATTTGTCATAGTTTGGAAAACCATCTACTTGACGCATCTTTATTTTAAAGTTTGCACCTTCCCAAAAGTCAAAAGGGTTCAATGGAGTTTCATCTTGAAACTCTGGATTCATCACACCAGTAATCTTCTCAAAGATTTTCTTTCCATATCGAAAGAGAAATACTTTTCCAACATTGTCTGGATTAGCTGCATCTTCCACAATATAGATGTTTGAATAATAGTTAAGTTTGCGTCTGCGTTCTCTAGCAATGTTCTTATCAGAATCAATACCAGAGTTCCACAAAGCTGTGTTAGCTTTTGATACAGGATCATCTTTACCAAGAGTGGTTAAAGAGTTTTCGATATACCATCCACCGGGACCTTTGAAACCATGTGTCCAAATACGAACCCACGGGACATCTTCATTTACTGCGGCAGGGAGAAAACGAATTACTGCGTAACCATTACCAGTTTTATCACGTTCCAGTTTCCAGATTCGTTCATCTTCATACGAAGGTTTTTCTGCGAGTTTCTCGACTTGCTTGGAAAGAGATTCCAAATTAGCCATGCGGTTCTTCTTCATTTCTTTAAAACTTGCCATACTTATTACTCCTTATTACGTTATATTGTTATATTACTTTGTATCATCATATATCAGCTTCCTGACTTCAGTATGAAATCATTACCCAACCCCTTGACCCAAATTGACCATTCACTCCTTTCTTATATCGGAAGCTTTGCTGTCTTTTTCAACATATTAAGGCCCTGTGCCTCAACTTCTATTTTATCTTTAATGGATTGGTTCAACATCTTTGCCATTGCTTCTGGTTCAATACCAGCATTCAAAGCATATTCAAGAACTGCATCCATGTAAGATATTTCTGTTTTTTGTACTACATCTTCAATCTTTAAATTCATATCTATAGTCATAACTAATTATTACACTCCACTTGACAATCAGGATTTTTAATCCATTTACCATCTACATCTTGTATAAAAAGTGGATTCTTGATCCACTTACCATCTATGTCCTGAACAAACTTTGGTATTGTATCAGAAATAATCTTTGGTTGTTTCACTTTATCTTGCTTCTTGATATTTATAATCTCATCATTTCGTAATACTGTATCTGGTAGTGTGATGTTCATAACTTCTCCTAGTAAACTGTTTTAACACTATCACATAAACCAAGTTTCTTTGCTTCTCTTGCTTCTAACCAAACATCTTGTGCTGGTAATAAAAATTCTCTAATTTTCTTTTCATTCAAACCAGTACATTTTTTATAATGATTTATCATTCGTTTAGTAGTTAATTCATATTCTCTAACTGTTGCAAACAACTCATGTTCTTTACCATAAGTCCCCCATGAAAACTGATGTGATAGTATAGAAGTATTCGGGGTCAATACTCTATGTCCTTTCTCACCAGATATAAAAATCAATACTGCAGCTGATGCTACACAACCAAGTCCAACTGTACGAACTGGAATTGCACTCCCTTTCATTGTATCTATAAGTGCAAAAGCTGCTTGTAAATCACCACCTCCAGAATTAAGTACTAACTGTAAATACTTTGGATATGGTTTTGTTAAATTCTTTGATATAATAAATGATATTGCATCTTTACAAGTACTGTCTGATATCTCATCCATCAGAAGATATATGCCACATTCTTCGACTGACGGCTGGGCGTCTACTTTTTTCTCTTTTGCCATCTCAACTTTACTCCCTGTTTGAAATTCCGTCACTCGTTTAAGTAATCTTTCCAAAAAATATGATCGCCAAGTTGCAACACTTTAATCATCTTGCTATTCCAATATGGATTAACATCTATCCGATGATAATATTTTGCACCATTAAGAAAATCTTCCATGTCCCACTTCTTTCCAAAGTGTTTAATACTAGCACCTGGCTGTTTTAACATAGCTCTTGCAATAGTCTTTGATACTTTCCATGCTATTCGATCTCTTGGTGTATCTGATAGTCCATCACAATACCAAGAAAACTGACACTTATGTTTTTTTATCTTACCATTACTATATCGTCTTGCTTGATGAATAACTTTACATATACTATTAGGAAACCTTTTACTTTCTACACGATTTATCGTAACAAGTGCGACTGCAATTTGACCTTTAATCGTTTGATCTCTAGCTTCAAAATAAATGTTTTGAGCCAGACACTTAACTTCATCTTGATAATCATAAGATGCTGGTACATAAGTTACCCTCTTAAAGGCACTACAAGCAACCAAAACTAAACATAATAAAATTAACTTCTTCATATCAACTCACCAAATAATAAACTATACCCCCTAACACATAAATTGCTACTGGATATATAATAAATAATTCCAACATAATATTACCAAAAATAAACAAGTCCCCAAATGATGCCACCAACTAATGTTAAATCTGCAACGATTGACCATGCAATATATAACTTAAATAAAAGTTTAGAATGTTTACTATTCTTTATTCGTAGGAGGAGGTTCCGCATCATCACATTCTCCCTCTACACCATTACCAGCTACATTCAATAAAAATTCGTTTTCCATATCAGTTATTTTTTTCTTTAATGGTGAATACTTCTTTTTAAAATCCATTCGTTCACCGAAAGGCATTCTTATGCCTTTATCTTTAAATTTCTTTTCTATCATAGCTAGTTGTGATTTCTGTCTAACTAATGATAGTGATGCTTCTATTAATTGTTCTTTAGTCCACTTAACCATAATAGTATTTATAAACAAAAAAAAGGTGGGGGCCGAAGCCCCACACCACCCGGTACTATCCCCAAAACTTATTCAGTTTCTTTCGGATAGAGTTAACAGTCTTTGCGCCACCAACAATGTCTGCGTTCTTAAACGCAACTTGTCCAGTAGCAGGGCTCGTATAAATCTGAACCCATCGTGGCAAATCTGTTAGCTCGCACTCAGCTCGAGTCATCTTGCGAGCATACTTTCGGCCAGTTCGAGGCTGGCCGTGTTTCGTAGTCATACCCATACACATCTCCTTAAAAGGATTTACAAAAACATGATGAACGGTCGGGCATTGAACCCGATAACCATCACTCATTCACCATAACAACATCTCATTATAACATAACGAGAATTAGAATACAAGGAAAAAGGTGAGGGTTTCTGTTGACAAGTACCCTCGGACTCCGCTACTTAATTAAGCAGCAAGCGCTAAGTCGTAATCGTTAGCGTTTATAGTTTGAATGATTGATAACGGAGCCATCATTCTTCTCCGTGCTGTCTTATAGTTTCCATTCTCCTGTCGAAACTAGTTCACCCCCCTGTCTATGACTGCCCTTTACTTCGTCTTATAAAAATTGGTGGAGGCGACGGGAATTGCACCCGTGTCCAAAAAAACTTTCACTCTAAGATTATACAGCAATTCCTTTCTGAATCATATATGTAACTTCATTACACATATCCTCAATACTACCATTATTCTTGATAGTCAAGTCAATATTATCTTCACTCAAACCACCCTCACTTGAATGTCTATTCTCATAAATATCTTTACTATCTCTTTCTATATTTATAACAACTCCCCCTCTATTGCGAATGAAAGTAGCTTCATTGTCAAATCGTACATCAGTAATTACAACTGTACGGCCAGGATGTTTCTTAATAAACATCTCTGCGTTCTTAATCCAAATTGCAGGATCAATACCACGACCTACTTCAGTACCAAGTAACTGCCAAATCTTTCTTGGTGAAATACCCCAAGGTTCAATAGGCACTTCTTTGTTTGCAATCTGGTTATCAGTCAATGCAAACATAACTTTTGCTCCCTCTTTAAGAGGCTTTGCAAAATAATAATGCAAACAACGATATTCGTCACACAAGTATTTACCAAGTGTGTCTTTACCAGCACCAGCTTTACCAGAAATACCAATTAACATAGGCTCTCCTTTTGAATTTGACAAACCAAAAATAGGGAACATAATTACCTCTTAGAATAATGGAAATACAACATAAGCTAAAACCAAATAAACACCTGTACCAATCAAAATACTTTCTAACATATCAATCTCCTTTCACAATCTCATAATCAATCTTATGTTCACCAAGAATCGTTTTTAAACTTGCTTCTTTATACAAAGTCGCAGTAACAGACTCATGGCCAAGAGGTGGTTTTACTAAAAACTTAAACTCATATCCAGTACCACCTATGTTATACATCTTATTTCTCTGGATATAATTATCTCGCATCATATAATTTGGAAATATCTTATCAGTCGGGGACTTAATAACTAAGTACCCTGGCATATCAGATTCTACAAAAAACACAATACTATTACCTGTTTTAATACTTGTATCTTTAAGAGAAAAGTTAAATGAAACTGGTTTAAATCTTTTAAACGTAACGTCTAATGTTTCTAAACGCCCAAACAAGTCCTTCTTTAGTTTATAATTAAATCGTTTAGACAAACGAAACAAATCTATCTCAGCTTCCACAAATGCAAAGTTTTCTTCATCAAGAATAGTCGAACCATTTGTTGTGGCTTGACATATACCATTTAAATCAGTTGTAGTTCGATTAATAAAGTTATATGAATTGCCATGAAACTTAATAGGCAAATGTGGTATTGCTATACCATCATGTGTAACTTTAATGGTAAATGAAACATCTTTATTTGTAGATATTGATTTATACTTATCATCTATCTTTTCAACTTTAATACCACTAACTATAGATTGAACCTTCTCTTTAAAATCATTAGCTGAAGGCACACTTTTTGCTACTGCTGGAACCTCTGGAAAACGATTTACTGTTTTATATGTTCGTAAAAGTGGTAACAGTTTAGAGCTCTCATTATAACCATCATAATAATGCACAAGTGCTTTTAAAACATCACCACTATCATAAAATGTATTAGCCTGCTTCATAATTAAAACAACAGTAGCAGTCAAATTATCAATTTGATCTTGAATCATTGTCAAAACATCTTTTCTCTTTACTACTGCAAAAGAGTAATAAACTTTCTTTACAGGGTCATACCAACCATCTTTTATTTGTACGCCTTCTAAAAGAAAATCTGTTTCAGTTTTAACAAACGATTCAATAAAAGACCCATCATTACTTGAGTAGTCTTTCATCAAAGATTTAATCTTAAATCTAATATTTTTTGTTAACTCCGCTCTTGCTGACTCACTTGCTGACACAGCATTTTTATCAGAGAAACCAATCCCAACTAGATATTGAGCATTACTAAACCCGGAATGTTCTTTGCCCAATATCCAGTTAGGCGGTCGTGGAGTTTTATCTGGTTGTACAACCTTTATCTTTGAGGGCCCAACATCCGATAAAGTGTTCATCGCATTTGGTGAACCTGCTGTTGCACAACCCGACAACAGTATCAAATATAACATTATGTAATACATGATATAAACTCCATTAAAAATTAATCAAAGAATGTCTGTCCTTCAATAAGTTTATTGGAGTCTTTCTCCAACTCTTTATGTAAAGCATCAGCACGTTCTTTAATATCTTCACGCACTTTAGATGGTAACTGTTTAAATTCTTTTGCCTCTTGCAAATTCTGTTTAAAGGCATTATAATCTAAACGTGCAAGAGATAACATCTCACGCCTTGCTGGAATCTCAAAGTGATCTATAATAATAACACCTCTAAGAGTATTAGCTACGACAACTTTAACGGCATTTTCAGAGTTCTGTTCTTCAGTAGAAGCATCAAAATTACCAGCAGTCGTATGAGCCTGATAATCTTTTGTTAATGATTGAGTGTAATACTCAAACACTTTTGCAAGATCAGCTCTTGCTCGATCATCAGCAATCTGACGTTGTAGTGAAAAATTCTTAATACCAGTAGCAGAACCAACACCATAAAATGCTTTACCATCTTTATCAGTAAATGCACCACCTCCAGCGATAACCCATTTCGGGGGCGAATATTCTGTAAGTGCCTTTGGAGGTTCTGGTATTGTTGGAATTGTACCACAAGCACCCAACAAGAAAATCAAACTAATCATAATAAAATGTTTCATAACTTCTCCTTTAAAATTTTCTTGGATGACCATCACCACTTGATGATGAATCATTTTCATACCAAGAATCAGTACCTTCATTCATATTAGAACAATCAAGCTTTACAGTAAACACTTCAAAATTTGTTACTTTCTGTTGTTTTTCAATAATGTTTGTACTACCACAATTATTGCAATAGGCCTTATAGTTATTTAACTTATCACTTAAAACAACTGGAACACTTACCAACTGATATTGATTATTTGTTGCCTTTTCATGGACAACTGGAATATCAATTCGTTTATGACAAGATTGACAATATGCCATAATCGTATCATACGTCTTTTGTGGTTCTAATTTATAAGGGCAATCTGAATCACTCATAACAAAGCTCCATTAATCATTAATATACTACTATTATAGCAAATAATGCCCTAAAATACAAGGAAAAACATGGCATGTAAGTCCTTGTAAAATAAGGACTTATTCGTTGTCTATTTGTGCCTTTTGGATACGCCCTGAGAAGTCTATAGAGCAGACCTTCCATTCAGTACAGTTATCAAGCATGGTTTGACCAGCATCTCTATGTCCATTTCCTGTTCCTTTTAGTCCTCCAAAGGGGAGATGCACCTCTGCACCAATACAGGAGGCGTTAACATAAACCAATCCAGTTTCGATATGCTTAAATGCCATCATGGCAAAATTGACATCACTAGTATAAAGAGCTGCACTTAAACCATAAGCAGTATTATTGATTTGCCAAAGTGCTTCAATGGGATTATTAAAAGTAGTTAAGGCAACTACTGGCCCAAAGATTTCTTCTTGCATAAGTGGATCATTAACATCTACATCATCAAAAATTGTAGGTTCAAAAAACCAACCATAAGTCGTATCAGTTGGTTCAGTTATAAAATTGCCACCACAAAGTAACTTGCCACCACCTTCAAAAGCAAAACGATCTTTTGCATCTCTAACATACTTATCTACTTTGCGTACAGCTTTCTCATTTATCAAGGGTCCCATGTGGACTGTTTCATCTAGTCCATCACCAAGAAATAACGATTGTGCTTTTGCTACTAGCTTCTCTGTAAATTCTTCTTTAACATCTTCGTGGATAAACACTCTGGAACAAGCAGTACATCTTTGACCCGTAGTTCCAAATGCTCCAAATGCAACTCCTTCAACTGCAAGGTCGAGGTCTGCATCTTTATCTACAATAATGCCATTCTTACCACCCATCTCAAGTGAATACTGTTTACCAAGTTCTGCACAAGTAGTCGCAATGATTTTACCAGTTGCTGTTGAACCAGTAAACGATAACATCTTAACATCTTTATTTCTTACAAGTGGTAATCCAGCTGTCGGGCCATAACCAGTTACAACATTAAATACACCAGGTGGTAATCCAGCTTCAATAAAAACTTCAGCTAATTTAATAACTGACCACGGAGTATCTTCTGCTGGTTTAATAACCATTGTGTTACCAGCAACTAATGCTGGAAATGCTTTCCATGCAGGTATTGCTATTGGAAAGTTCCACGGCGTTATCGCACCAATAACTCCCATTGGTTGTCGAATAGTCATCACCATCTTATCTTTTAATTCAGATGGATTTGTTTCACCAGCCATTCGTCTACCTTCACCAGCTGCATAATATGCCATGTCGATTGCTTCTTGAACATCTCCTCTAGTTTCAGCAAGAATCTTGCCCATCTCTTGAGTCATGCCCTTTGCAATACACTCTTTATCACGTTCCATAATCTGTGCAGCTTTAAAAAGAATCTCTGCACGTTTTGGTGCAGGTGTATGGCTCCACATCTTGAAAGCATCTTTTGCAAATTCAACTGCACGATCAATATCAACTCGGCCTGAGTCTTGAAACTCACCAACTTCTTGACCCGTATGTGCTGGATTATGAGATTTAAAAGTCTTACCAGTAATAGACTCCATCCACACACCACCGATAAAATTCTTATAAATCATTTTTCATCCTCCTTCTTCATATACAATTCACCATCAGCACAAATCAAATCTTTCCCATAAGTTTCATCATGGCCAGAAGTTTTGGCTCTTTCACAATCAGCTAATGACTCATGTGAACTTACATAATGATATGGCCCATTGTCAAACCACATAGGTTGATACAAATAAGCACCAAATACAAGACCAATAGTAATTAAAATAACAGACATAACAAACCTCCTTTTAATAATAAGTTTTTACTAATTTATAACATGCTATCAATACTACAACACCACCAACCCACATCCATAAATCTCCTTGTGTCATATCATACTCCTCTAGTAATTGCTACTATTTTATTAATTTGTTTTTGAACAATAGTTGTTCTACCCGGCCATTTAATATATTCGTTTTCTGGATTCTTCATCAAATTATATAGCAAAGGTAAAATTAATTTTTCAACTTTTTTCATTTGTCCTTTATAAACTTCTTCTAACTCAGCTTTGCGTTTTTCAAAAAGAACTTGATAGCTATTATCATCTTTGCGCATTTTAATTAATTCATCAATCTTGCCTTCTAATGCACCAGTTTCTTGTTGAGTAGCCTTTGCTACTTTCTCTTGTACTGCTGTTTCAAACTCCTGTACTTCATCTTCATCTACAGTAGTAAAACCAAAATCCATGTTATAATCTATATCATCTATACTGTCTAAATCAAAATCTGCCATTGTACTTCTCCTTTAAAATGGTTGATGCATCATACCAGTTATATGTGGATTTGCTTTCATAATCTTGACTAACTTCTCTAACCACTCATCTGCATCTTTAGCTGGTTTCTTGAACACTTGAACATCAAACGATTCAGTACAAGCAACCAAGATAACTATTTGCTGTATCTCTATCCCTGTCATTTCTTCAAACATTAACTTATAAGCAAATGTCTGCATATAATAATCATCAATCCATTCTGCTTTCTTTGGTTTGCGTGATGTCTTAAAATCTATAATAGATAATTGACCATTATACTCTGCTATACAATCAGTCGTACCAGCAACACGCAACAGATCAGAAAACAATGGAATTTCTAAACCTACTATATTATTTATATTACCAAGTAAGAAGCGTAGACGATTAAATGTGTCTATAATCTTCTTTTCTTCTTTATCTAACTTAACTTGTACATTAGACAAATAATACTCAGCTAATTGATGGACAGCCGTACCAATTCTTGCTGACTCTTTGGAAATACGTCTGGCTTCTTTTTCACCAACTTTAGCTTTCCATGCCTCAAGACCTAAATTTTCTTGTTGAGCTAGTATTGTTGTAATACTTGGATAGTTTTTACCATCAGGAGTTACATAAAATCGTTTACCATCAATAACTTTTATCTCTGGACATTCAAAATCACCAACATCATCTCTATGTATAAATTTCTTCATGTATGTTTACTCATTTTATCAAGCATATCTCCCATTCTACTACAAACAATCTTTAAAACTGGAATCAATGCTTTTGGATTATGTTCCATAAACAATGGAGCTTCTTCTGCTTTAATAACACGAAGCGTCACATCACTAACTGCTTTTACTGTTGCACTTCTTGGTATATGTTGTAACCAACCAAGTTCACCAAAGATTTCATTCTTACCAAGTGTGGCAATCACTTCATCATTCTTTAACACTTCACATTCACCATGTTCTATTATATATGCATCACGATCTGTGTTGCCTTCTTTAAGAACTATCTGGCCTTTCTTAAAATAACGAACCATAACAACCTCCTAAATATTACACACTACTCATCCACCAAATAATTGCTATCAAAAATGCTGACCAAATCCCCAATATCAACAAAGTTCGATTATTAAACATTTTTCTTCTCCTTAAAATACAAGTAGTGATGATTTGGATGAACATACGACTTGAGTTTATTAAGTGTACCTTTCATCTCAGCATTTTCTTTCTTTAACTCTTTAAGCTCATCTTCTATAGTCTTAGGCACAATTTCTACTACTTTTACATTCGGATCTGCCTCCATCATTTTGTTTTCGTCATAGCAGCTAGAGGATTTTCTAATGCTTTTGTTATTTTCTTATCTATTTTTTTCTCCAAGTTCTCAATTTGAGAATCAACTTTAGTCAACTTATCATCCCATCTTTTAGACGTTTGTGTGATTAAATCTCTTATCTCACTCTCTGCACCTCTCATAGCTTGTCTTGTTTCAAGACCATCTTCTCTTGACCTTTTATCTATCGCAGAAATTTGATCTGATTGTTCTCCAATCTCTCCTTTAATATCTGTACGAATATCGCGAGAAGTTTCTTGTGCATCTGCAACAAGGTCTTTTAACGCACCAAGTTCTGTATTAATAGTTGTTCGTTGTTCTTTGATAAGAGTTTCCATAACTTCAATACGTTTATCAAAACCAGATAAATCTGGTGCAACATATTCATTGATCTTTTGTTCCATAGATTGATAACGTGTCCACAATTCAAATCCACCCCAAAGACCACCAATAATTGATCCGAACAATGGAAACAATACTAATAAATATCCACCTTTAATACCTGTTACACTAACTCCCTTGTACTCTACGTCTGCCATTATACCACCGAAAATGATTCGCCACAACCACAAGTGTTTGTAGCATTAGGATTACCAAATTGAAAGCCATTACCTTCCAAACCACCCTCATAATCTAATTCAATGCCTTTCAAGTAAATTAAACTCTTTTGATCTATTACAACTTTAAAATCTGGATAGTCAATAACAGTATCAATCTCTTGAACTTTATCTGCTTCTTCAGAATATAATTCATAAGACATTCCAGAGCATCCACCACCTGCAACAGCTAATCGTAAATTGTCATCACCTTCTAATTGTGACTTAGCCATATTATATGCTGACTCCGTAATATGTATTATCTCTGCCATCTATTCTCCTTATTCATATTGTGCATCTGTCATAGCATCCATCATTTGATCTGACCCAAGATTAAATATTCCACCAAGAGGATCTGCATAACTCTCTGATGTGTACTCAACAGTCGTATCATAAAATGCAACATCTGGTATTTCTTGTTGTTGATAAGAACGAAATCCTGGTGTTCCAAGAATACCCATCAATGCTAACTTCGTACCATCTGCATCTCCACCTGCCATCTGTACTGCTTGTAAAACTCTTGTAACTATAGCTTGTACTGCTTTTGCTTTATCTGTTTTAGTTTCTTTCGTATCTTCTTTTTCTTCTTTTTGTTCAGAACTAGATTCTTGTTCTTCAACAGCTGTTTCAACTTCTGCTACTGCTTCTGCAACTTCTGCTACTTGTTCTGGTTGACTATCACTAGATGCCATACCCGTATTAATCTGGATTCTCTCTATCTTACCAGCAACAGTTGGAACAGATAATGTAACTGCTGTTGGTGTTGCCGTTACTCCAACATTAATATTACTAGTACCAGATGGAGTTGCAACACTTATTTCCATTGTAGCTGTATCAATAGCAGACACACCTGTATCTGTAAGAATATCATCAACAGCATTTGCAACTAAGTCTAATACTGTATCCTCTACATTGTTAATCAGTTCATATGTTGCAGTTAAATTAATTGCATTGGTTTGAGGTCCTGCATAACCACTAGACAAACTCACCCCTTCCATAATCAAACCAAATGTTGCAAGAGAATATGCTAATGTATTCTCTGGAACAATTAATTGACTAGTTACAGTTTCATATGCTGAACCAGATGCCATGGTAAATTCTTGTGTATCAGAATAAGTAGTCGTTCCATCTGTTACTTTTATCTCAACAGTAAATTCATCACCACCAACACTATTCCTATCTCTAACACCAATGGCACTATCCATAGTGAAACCCTGAAGCATTTGTTCCTCAGTCAAAAACGTACTGATGTCATTCATAATACTAAATTTCTTACCATGTCTATCCCAATAAATTACATCATCATCTGTACCACTATCTGACCATATATCAGTTCGTGGGTCATAAGAACATTGACCACCAGTTCTCACACATTCGTGAGTAGCTCCTGCACTTTTCTCTGTTACATCAGCAGTCGTTTCTGTATCTGCAAACACATTATGGGCCAGGAAGATCATCACTAGGCAGCTAAATAACGTGATGATCTTCCTGTTAAATCTGGATAGACTAGGGGAATCTTCACTCACCAGGTTACCCAGCTTTTTAATAGTAGTCATCATCCCAATCAGGCTCCTCATCATTCTTGTAAGTATCTAACTCTTTAACTTTATCTTTGTTCTCTCGTTTCTCTCGCCATTCGTGATAGTCTGGTCTGCGATATGGTTCTTTGTCCCATATGACTTTTGCAGCTTCTCCAATCTTTCCATCTATCGGACATGGAGTACCAGCCATTTCCATGGCTTGAAAAACTCTTGTATCTTGACACATTAAACTAACACTAGCAACTTTCATACCCATACCATATAAAGAACGTGCAAGTTTTAATCGTTCACAATTCTCATCTCTTATCGTTTTACCAAACGAAAGACCAAACCAAGCTGATTGTGCCGCACCACTTATTCCAGTAGTACATACATCTTGATTATTTATAATTACATTTGGTGAAGCAGCTGTACTAGGTGTTCTGTCAACTGTTGTCGTTCCTGTGACTGTCGAACTACTTACCGTATTACTATCTGCTCCATATACTGTGTGTGATAATAAACTAACCAACAAAAACATAACAAGTGAAATTACGAATTTCACTTTTCTTACTCCTTATAGTTGAGTGTCCCTCTCTTTTGAATAATTCTTTTCTCTGTTATAATCATATCCATCTTAACATCAAATTCGTTCAGCTTCAATTTCCATTTATATGGTAAAACTTGAAAATCATATGCTATACCAATTATACAAGTTGTCTTTGGTAATTGATCTAAAAATCTATCATAGTATCCTTTGCCTCTACCATATCTTGCTCGTTTTTCATCAAAGACTACTCCTGGGACAATTACTAAATCAACATCTAAAACATTCTCTCTCGGCTCTGGTTCTGGATAATATATCTCTTTATCAGAATACTTCTCAGCATCATGTATAAGAAATTGTGTCGAAACTTCATTCCCAACACTCTTATAGATATTTATATTTCCAGCACTTTTCCACTCATGCGTACTCCATACTGATTTTTGTATTTTCTCAGATAGCTCCAAACATTCTTGAGAACACATACGATTTCTACGATACATCATCATATTTCTCAAGAATATTTTAAGAGCAAACATTACGGTCCTTTTGGTCTTTCCATTAATGTAATTTCAACTTCAATTACTTTACCATCTCGCAATACTTCCATCTTAACTACTGTACCCGGAGCATGCTGTGCAATCATTGTCGCAAAATTAGTATGCTTCACAATTTCACCATCTAACTTTTGAACAATATCATGTTCTTTTAATTTATCAAATGCCGCTCCGTCTTTAGTTACCTTCACAATAATAACATTTCTACCAAACTCTAAGTTATTACTTTTAGTTTCATTACGATCTAATAAACGATAATGAACTCCTAAGTAACTCCATTTAATTTTTTCACCATTAGCTAATCGTCTAATTATATTTTGTGCATACTGTCCATCAATAGCAAAACCAAGTCCAATACTTCCACCAGCTTCTTGATTAGGAGTTGGTGAAAGTATTAAAGTATTAATACCAACCACTTCTCCATCTGCATTGAACAACGGCCCACCAGAGTTACCACGATTCATCGCTGCATCTGTCTGGACAAATGGAACAAAAGGAGGAGCAGCCCGCAAAATAGTCCTATCGACAGCAGAAACGATACCGAAAGAAACACTAAAGTCCAATCCAATAGGTGACCCAATGATGATCGCATGACCTCCCAACCTCGGCTTATCACCCCATTCGACTGCTTGGAACTTTTCCTTATCATCATTCTTGATTTGGAGTATTGCGATATCGGATGTTGCATCATAATTAAATACTGTCGCTTCATATATTGCATGATTACTAAATCCTACTCTAATTATACTTTTATGATTAAGGGCATTTCTTATTACATGCCAATTCGTAACAACAGCACCAGTTTCATGTATAACAAAACCACTACCAGCAGAAAATGGATTGACTTCTGGTTGTTGAGGACCGATTGGTTCTCCAGGTTTTATAAAACGCCGTACATCATCCAGTACTGGTTGTTGTATTTCAACAGTAACCGTTACAACTGCCGGCATTACTTTTTCTATAATAGTATGTGGTGACTGAATACCATATCCAGCAGTATGTTCAATAACTTTTGTTGCAGCTGCACTACCAGCAGTTCCTAATGCTGAAAGTGCAGTAACACCACCACATCCAAGTGTTATACAAAGACTACCAATAACTATTAAATTTTTAATGACTTTTTGTAACATCTCTTTCTCCTTCAGAGAGTTAAAAAATAAGTCAAGGAGTATGTAAATCTATATCATTTCCACCAAGAACACAGCTTTTATCTTGTCCCTTGTAAACAAACACAATTGCCCATTGACCGTTGCTTGAATTAATCCACATACTAACTGTTGCTAAATGTTTATGCTTATCATCATTGACTAATCCATCTGCAGCTAATTGCATTTTGTATTGTTTCACAACCATATTCTTGATAAATTCTTTAGTATTACAATATAGTAAAACCTCATCTACATTTTTCAACTGTTTTGTACCACTTATAGCTGTACTACTACTTAACGTCATAATCAAAACTAAACTCAAGCAATAAATTATTTTTTTCATTAATCTCTAACCTTAATATTAGCACCCGGCACATTAGTATTCATTCTTTCCAAAATATTCTGAAAATCTCTGGGAACTTTCTTTAATCCAATCGTTACAGGATCAACAATTTGTGACTGTCCAACAAGACGAATAACACTTCCCTTATGTTCACATTTTGGACATGGTTCATTTAAGGGAGTATCCATATTAGCTATAGTTTCAAACTGCTCAAAACTATGCGTACATTCACTACACTCAAAAACATAATTTGGCATTATACACTCACTCCTAATGGTATTTCAAATTTTGCTAATCTATTTTTCCACTTCCAAAAAGATTCACCATGATCTGACCTATGAAGATGCATCCATTGCCATTGATGAACCATCTCATGTGCTAACACAAACAAAAATTCATTTTTATTAATAAAACGATCTGAAATAGAAAGAATAGCATATATTTTTCCATCATATTCTTCAAATGGAATATGTTCTGCGTGACAGCCTTTCTTTTGTTTTATTTCTATTTCGTGAAAGGGATAGATTTCATCTCTGAAAATCTCTTGATTAAAAATATTGAACCAACGTGTGATAAGATGTTTCGTTGGAAAAAAGGTTTTTAAATATCGTTCCTCACCAATTTTATTTTCTTTGTAAGCTCTGCCCAAGTTAGTTTCGTAACTTCTCACTTCTTGAATTACAGGATTTTCTTTTGAAACGTACATTGAACCTCCTTTACTTATATCTATGTGGCCTTCCTCCATTCGAGCGTTTTGCATAAACAGTAGGACCTGACTCGTTTCTATTTGGTGCAGAAATATCTGCTTTAAAATCTCTAGTCACATCATACTGTGTAGTTAATGTTGTACCAAAAAAATTACCCTCATACTTTTCTCCATTCCAATTTAATTTAAAATAATGATCGTCCTCATCAACCAAATCAACTTTAATATGTTTTTCTTTGAAAGCTTCTACTACTATTGCTTCATTATCATATAATTTCTTTCTGCCAGATTTTACACTAACAGTAGTTTTTAAATTTTCACCATCTGTTGTAACACCTATGGCCATTTTATGCTCCTTTTTCTTTATATAAATTTGGCCAAACTTCTAATACCAATTTAGAAGTAAGACCTTTTACTCTAACTTTCTTTTTTAACATTTCCATATAAACAAAAGCTTCTGATGGATGCATACTTTCTAATATCTGAATTAAAAGTTGTTTTAATCTCTCAGGCTTTACTCCACGATTTGCTGGATGTCCTTTAACAAAAAGAGAACACTTTGGTATCTCCTGATAAAGATTATTTTCAGATAATCCAACTGGTGAATCATTTGGAGTAAAATCTGGTTGATCTTTTATCAACCATTCTATATTTGGATCAAAAGCACCTCTTAAAATATGTTGAAGTACTGGAATAGTTTTATACTGTTCCAATATTTCTTTTTTATCTTTCTTGGTTTTAGCTGTTTCAATCTTAGTAAAAATTTCAGGTATAGTTTCTGTAAATCCATCTTGTGCCATTAGAAATCTCCTATATGTTCAATTAACATTTTCAACCTATGCTTCACAAAATAATTTAACAAACCACTTCTATTAGGAGGTGTCTGTCCATTATATTGTTCCATAATCTCAAGTACCATTGGAGGTGGAATAAACTCAAAGTCTATCAACTCTTGGTTTCTATCCCAACCATGCACCATGCCATTATCAATCCAATCTTCTCTATCAAGTGGCAACCATTTAGCAACTTTCTTCTTGGTAATTGGTTTCTGTCGATTACCTTCAGCTATGCAGTTATCAGCTGATAAAATATTTGGAATACCATCTCCCTTATCACCACGAATAATATGCTCTTTCAAATAAGCTTCTGCGTCAATACCCTTCAACATCTTTCCACGCATCGGAGAATATTGTCGTATTTTCTTATATTTATACAACTGGTTAAAGTCTTTATCACTAGAAACGATTAAAGATAGCTCATTTAAGTCATTATTTGCGTGTTTAGCCAATACTGCTATTACATCATCGCCTTCTGCGTGTGGGACTTGTATCACTTTATATGGAAAATGTATCTTTAGCTCATCAGTAATTTTGGCAATTGTTTCAAATAATGCTGACCAATCCATGCCTTGTTCTTTGTCTTGCTTATCTCTTTGCTTCTTTCTATGGGCCTTATAAAATGGAAAAGCTACCTTTCTCCAACTAGAAAGATAGTCCGTACAGATAACCATTTCACCATATTTATCACCATATTTTTTACGATATGATCTAACACTATTCAGTACTAAATGTCGAATAAAGTCCTCTGAAAATCTTTCTTCATCAGGGATTCTGGAAGCCACCATAATACTGCCAACTATTATATTTGAAAAATCAAGTAAAATCATAATGCCCCATAATCTTGATATTCTAATGCTTCTATATTAGTAATAGAATCCATACGAAATGAACGCCATTCACCCTTATTAATGTCAAAAACAGGCAAGACTTCTTCATTTCGTTTTCGATCAGTATATTTTGTAGGAGGAACTAAACTTTCTTGCAACGTACAATCCATGACTCGTTCCTCACCATTTACTTTCGTAAATGTAATTCTCATAGACCTCTTTTGTAAATTTTTAATTAGTGTATCTCGCTTCATTTTTCCTCCTCATTAAAAAAAGTATCTTCTTGAATAGCAGAACCTTCAGAAAATGGTTCTTTCTGTATCTGCATAGATGGTATATCTATATCCACTTTAAACTCATTAACAGAAAACTCTTTCTCAAAAGCTTTCGTAACATAATTTGTACCATCAACAACCAACTCTTTTGTATCAGCCAAATCTTTAACTAAAATGTTTATATTCTCTTTATTCTGAAACAATAAAGAACATAAAAGAAAAACAAGAATAATAATAACAATATTTTTAAACATTAGAACGCTCCTTAATATAATCTTGATGTTAAATCAACATCACCATCATTAAAATTATCAAAAAAATCCCAATCACGATTCTCAAAATAATCATTATCAATTATAGTTTGAATACCACTATCTTGATGCATCATTCTTTTATCGAATGCGTTGTGTTTATAATTATCTGTGATTCTCAACTTTTTAGCCTTTTTCTTAAACATCAGAATACTCCTAATAATATAGTTTGAGCATTAATACGCCCTGTCATAATTTGCTCTTTGGTTTTCATATTTTTCAACTGCTTTTTCAAAGAGCGTTTGTTCAAGACCTCAAGTGCCTCTTGTGGTTTTCTAGCAGTTTTCTGGATTGATGTATCTTCATCAAAATGTTGTATAGTACAACCCTTAACAGATAATCCCCGAACAGAATTAACGGCATGATATACACCAAGTGTTTTGTATCTAGTATTATAGACCCACAACTCATTAGCACCAATAATTTTCTCTGGATTAATACTAACCAATTTAAGATCAGAAAATTCTTGTTGATACTTTAACGTCTTAACAAGTCTTGCAGCTGACAATGTTTTCCTCTTGCGTGGTTTACGTTGTGCTGTAGAATTCTTAATAATACGATCTAAATCATCAACAATTGTACCATAGAAGTCCATCATCTTTTTATGATACTTTGGTTTAAGATGACTCCATGCTTCAACATAATATTCATCATCTTTATTATATACGTCTACTAACTCATTATAACAATCAACATAAAACGGCCTCATCTTTCGTGCATGAGCAGCTTTACAACCAACTTCTAACATATGATTATAAACATCATATTTCAACTTATAATCACTATCAACAAAATCATCTACCTGTCCTTCAATGACTGAAATGAAATCTTCCACTTTACCTTGTAGTCGATCTTGGATACTGATTTTTGGTCTGACTTTTTTTTCGACATCTTTTTTCTCAAAAGCCTCGCCGTTTTTTGGTAAGCTTGGGTCAATCAATACACCATGTTCTAATCGACATGCTCTTGTCACACCATCATGGCACTTCATTAAATCATAAACTGGTTTAGTCATATCGTCCTCTCAATTATTACTATATGTCATTGTGTATTTTGATGATTGAACCACCACTTCAGGATACTCAGCTTGCTTAGCCATTTCTCTATCATACTTTTCTTTATCAGTTCCTTCACCTTCTATAGAATCCAACCATTGTTCAAACTGATATTTATCCAATTCATAATCTTCCCATTCTTCTTCAAAGATACTCATTACAAACTCCCTTTTATAGTCGTAGAAGCGACTACTTTTTTACAGCTTCCAGAATAATTTATCTCACCACCATTAGCAAGACGAAAAAATGATACACCAACATCAACTACTTTTTTAAACTCAGTACAATTTTTAGCATTATCAAATGATAATGTAAATTTGTGTTCAAGTGGTTCTCCTGTTTCCAAGAAAACTGTTATCATAACATAAAGAATGTATTTCATATAGCTCCTTTTCTCACTTAATATACTACTATTATAGCAAATTCTAGGCAATATTACAAGGAACAATATGGTCTGTAAGTTGTTGTTTTATAATGGGTTACACCATTATTATGTAAGTCATTGTAAACAAAGGAGTTACAGACCCTTTATTTACTTGGGGTTGGTTGGGGCAATTTCTTGGCAAGATATTCAAGCAAATCTAGCACGCGACAGCAATAACCATATTCATTATCATAAAAAGCAATCAATTTCAACAATCGTTTATTAACCATTTTGGAGGAGAGAGTATCAACTATAGCCGAACATGAATTACCAATATAATCTACCGATACCAACGGCTCATACGAAACACATAATATTCCATGCATCTTTTTCTCTTTTTCAAACACTTCAATAATTTCTTCCATTGTCGTATCTTGTTCTAACTCAATCGACAAATCTAACAAAGATACATTTGGAACTGGAACTCTAAGTGCAAGTCCATCTAACTTACCTTCTAATTCTGGAATGATGACACCAACATTACTTGCAGCTCCTGTGGATGTTGGAATAATAGACATGGTTGCTGATCTTGCTCGTCTTAAATCTGGATGTGACGAATCAAGTAATGCTTGTCCCATAGTAAATGAATGAACTGTTGTCATTGTACCTTGTTTGATACCATAATTTTTCAACAGAACTTTAAGGATGGGTGTTAAACAAGTGGTAGTACAAGATGAAGCAGAAATAATATTTGTTTCTTGAACTTTATAACTGGTTTCATTCACACCAAATACTAATGTAGCATCTACATCTTTTGCAGGTGATGTCACGATAACATTCTTTGCACCAGCTTCTATATGTTGTTCAAGATCATGTTTGTTTGTAAACTTACCAGTTGAATCAATGACAAAATCAACTTCTAATTCACCCCAAGGAAGTTTTACTGGTGTGCGTCTATCAAAGTTTGGAATTGTATGACCATCAATAATCATATTATCCAATTCATAAGTAACATCACCTGAATACTTACCATGAACTGAATCATACTTAAACAAATGAGCTCTTACATCAACAGTTGTTCTTGCATTAATAGCAACTATATTATATCGTTTATCAGTTATTAATTTACGAACCAGATTTCTACCAATTCTACCAAAACCATTAAATGCTATATTAATCTTCTTCGGTTTTTCTACCATAATCTCTCCACCTCAAATCTAATTCATCTTTATAACATTTAAAAAAATAATTCATATCACACAACCAATATTGTCTGTATCTCACCCCATGTTGTAAGTCATCAAGTTTACGAATTGGATATAATACATATGCTCCTTTTCTAGTTATCTTAATAAACAATAACCACAAATCATTCTCTGATGTCACATCATGTTCTACTTGTTCTATCCATGAATCTAACAGAACAATTCGTTCTTTAGATATTAACTGATGAAAAGGAAACTCTGCATAGTTCTTACACTCAGCCAAGAAGAACGGATACTTTACTGGTGGGATAATATCACCACGCGATAACTTTATCTGTTCCTCTGATAGATAATCTTTTCTAAATTGATTTGTTCCACCAATAAACGCACCAGAACCTGGCACTCTAATAAAAGAATCATTATATAACGCAGAAAGATATAAACATACATCACGTTCCCATCCCTTGCCTTTTTGTTTTGATTTACTGCTCATTAAACCTCAAAGGGGAGATCATCATCACCATCCCACTCTTGTTCTTCATCTCTATTATAAACTGGATTAGCACAAAAAGGGCAAAACTTTGGAATCATATCTTCCTCACATTCCATACAAAAAACACTTCCACATTCATCACAACCAAATCGTTTCTCTACTTCATCCATATTAATTCTCCGATTGTACATCTACAATTTCACACTTGTCACCAGTACAAGCATATTCTTGAGAACCTCGTGTATGATCTTCTTGTTCGTATTTAGACAACTCATTCCAATCAATTTCTTTTGGCATCTTCTTAATCATTTCTTTGTACTCTGCTTCAGTACAATCTTGATAAGGAGCTTGTTGATAAGAATGATCTATATGTGGTAAAAAAGAGATTCCAGAAATCATATCAAAATTCTTGTAGACCCATGCACCAACTTCAATCCACTCCTCCTCCTTAACGGTTATGGTAACAGATGGTTTATGTTCACACCAATGCAGTTGATATAATTTCCAGAACTCTAATTGTTCTATAGCTGTATTATCATGTCGGCACGTTGCTGTCTTAGATGTTTTAATTGGAAAAGAAAATACCCATGTATGTTCTGGTTTAGTTACATCTGATTCATGTGGTATGCCTTTCTCTACCATAAACTGACAAAGAGGATCTTTCTTATCACCTCGTACAGTTCTAACATAAAAAGGAGCATGTCGTGCATGGATACCAGAAGCTGCATCAACTAATTGTGAAACAGTACCAGATGGTTTCACACAAGTAATAGCTGCCGCAGGATTAATACCAATTTGTTTTGCTGTTGCTTTGTTTGTAGAAACAGCAATAGCTTTTAGGGACTCTAAAAGAGCTGGTAGTCCTTTCTCATTTGTACCATAATGAATACCATTAGTATATGCATTATCCATAATACCAGTTAATGATACACCAAGCAATGCTTCTTCCTCACAATTCTTCTTCCAATTTTTAGACAAGTAACGAAAATGTGTAAGTGTTGCTTGCCAAGTACCAAGTATAGTTGCAAGTCTAACTTTCTCTTTAAGACTTGCAGGAGTATCCTCTGGTCTAATAACAATCTCTGTTAAATTACAGAACTCTGCATCTCTTAATATAATCTCTGAGCAAGGATTAGTACCAAAACTATAATTAGGATCTCTACGATCACCAAGTTTCTCGACTTGTTTTTTTGCAGCCACTCTATTAAAGATTCCACGTTCCCCCGATTTTGATTCTATCAACGACAACCATTCTTTAAGAAAAATACTAATGTCTGGCTTTTCTGTATATGCAACAGAATTATTAGACAAAGCACGTTGTGTATTATCCAACCACCATTGACCAGACTTTGCTTTTCTCATTCGTTCATCTGTAAGATTGGATAAAGAGATTAATGCTGACCTACGAACACCACCAACCACAACTATCTCTGCAATTTTACACATCAAATCGTGACACTCAATAGAAGATAATTTTCTACCTTTTGCACTCTTAAATGTTTCTATTGTAAAACGAAAAAGATTATCCAATGGTAAGGGACCTGATGCTCTACCACCAAAAGTTTTTAATCGTTCACCAGCTTTACGAATCTTTGACATATCCCACTTTGGTATTTGTCCTGCATACAACATAGATATTAATTCTTTGTATGACTTTGCCCAACCAATTTTTGAATCAGCAACAACAATAGTTGTATCTGTATCGTATAGTTCATCTGCTACCAATGGAAGTTTCTCAACTTCTCTACGTTCTACAGAGAATCCTACTCCAGTTCCACACATCAAAATAAATAAACATTCATCAAATGCACTCTTATGATTAACAGCTAAATATGCACAATTATATCCTGCAACATTATCTCTATGTAATGCTTCTCCAGCAGTCATCAATGCCCTCATGGAAGGCATGATCTCTAAATTCAATACTGCTTTTTCTAATTCTTTTCTATCTTTCTTAGCTTTGTTTCCAAGATGTTCTTCAAAAAAATCAAAGTATCTCTTTACTGTTTCTGCCCATGTTTCTCTGCGTGATTTATCCTCTTGCCATCTAGCATATCTGCTTTGATGTATAAATTGTTGATAAGTTGTTGGTAGCATTTATTTTAATTTCTCCTCCAATTCTTGCCACTCTCGTTTACTCATATCAAAAGTGACATCTTCTGCTTTCTGTACTTTTTTTAAATAACTTGTTATTGATTGAACAAATCCAGAGGCGTGTTGTTTTTCTGGAAATGTATTAAAAACATATTGTAGAATATCCACTTCCATTCTACTAAGTGATATACTATTTAGACAATAATCTTCAAAGGCCTCAGCAGCTATTGGAACCTCTGGTTTCACCATATCAAACATAACTTTTGCATAATCTTGTATCTCTTGTTGTGCATGGTCATCCATTCTCAACTGACAAAAATGAAAAAAGTTGTGCAAGTTTATCTTCCAGTAACATTCTGTATAGTTTGAAACTGGTAAAACAATACGAGCCAACTCTCTTGCTAAACCACCATGAGATACTGAACCAAAACCAATCAAATTCTTATAAGCAACTTGACACTTGTAGGTAATCTCATTTATAGTTTGTGCATACTTTGTTTTCCAAGTATCGGGCATTTCACCCCCACGACCTTGATTATTAAATTTAGATTGTGGTTGGATATACTCCTCACTTGGTTCATAAAAATCATCAGACATTATAGAGTATCTTCCAGAATACTCATTAAGGGATGCCGTTCTATGTCGAACCAATTGCCTCATTACAAATATAGGAAGCTTGAGATGGAACTTAACTTCCACCATCTCAAGTGGTGAGGTATGTTTATGTCGAACTAAATAACGAACTAAATTTCTGTTGTCTGATGCAGTCCGTGTACCCTTTCCATATGATACACGAGCTGCATCAGCAATTGAATTATCATCACCCATTACATCAATGAGTCTTACAAACCCATGTTCATGCAACTTTCTCTCTTTTATTTTCATTATTATCATCTCCAAAAAGTACGATCTTCATATCTTGAAAAGCTTTTCTCTTTGCATCTGCTTCACTACGATTCCACGATAACTGCTGTGAATCCTGTTCTTTTTTACCATAATGATTAATCATTTCATCTAAATAAAACTTTGTTTGCTGTTCTGATAAAAGCATCTTATCCTCCTAACATCTTTTCCATTGAGAGAGTTGAAAATCTGCTTGCAAACCTGAGTATGTATTATTATCTATGACGTTTACGATTTGTTCAGTTGTCATTCCACCCATAATCATCTCATTAATATCTTTCTCTTTCACACTATCAGGCCAAATGCAAACACTATAACCATTTGCTATTACCTTCTTTAATGCATCTACTATCTGCACATTTCGTCTTTCATTATCTAATACTATAATGTTAGTCATCTTCAATCCTTTAAAATTTAAACCAGCTGTTGCTAAACAGTTTGGTAAAAACAAACTATCCAAAGGACCTTCTACACAATAAATCTTTTTCTTTATGTCAAGACGTTCTTGACCATAGATTAAATTGTCTACTCCTTTCATCTTTATTGTTATGTATTTTGATTGTTCATTCGGATCAAATGAACGACCTTGATAACCAATCACATTATGTTTTTCATTAAAAAATGGTATCACCAATCTTGGTGCATCATGCTTCAATGATAATGAACTAAACTTATCTGGTATAATAGAGTTTGTCCACTTCTTAAATTCTTTACAAAGGTAGAGATACTTGTAATGATGTTCTCTTATTAATCTTTGCTGTAAGTATTGGTATGCTGGATGACCCGGTGCAAGTCGTGAGATAGGCTCCAGACCTTCCAAGACATTATTGAACTTAGGAACAAAATCAAACTCAGGTAATACTGTTTTAACATCTTTTTTCCTCCAAGCTTCTTCTTTATAATTTTCTGTTATATAATCTCTATGTAATGCAGGACTTATTTGTTCTAAAAACTTATTAAAACTTGTACCAACATTACAGTTATGACATCTATAAAAATATTTATTCTTCTTTTCATAGATAAAACCACGACACTTGTTCTTATGCTTCTTGGAATCACCACAGATAGGACATCTGAAATTCCATAAATTATTTTGCTTCTGTTTAAATCTTTCTAAAACTGACGAACATAAATTAATATACTTTACATCAATATAAGCTGTACTCATTAGTATTCCTCTCTATAATGTTTCCCGAATGTTGTACTCAAAACGTCTTTCCAATCTACTGACTCTTGTGTTACATAACCTTCTTGTGGTAATTTACCAGTTAAAAATAACTCAACCATAGCCAACATACCACAAGCTGTCGTATATTCTATTGCTGTATAACTTCTCCCGTAAATAGTTAATGGGCGAAACAACATACTATAATCTTTTGTCTGATAATGAAACTCATTACCAGTATATCCACCAGCTGAAGCATAAAGTATAACTTCATCTTTTCTTGTATTTGGAATATACTTTTTGAACATATTTGTTAATATATCTTGTGGAAGTTTAAGATCATTAAAAAGAAAATCAACATACTGATGATGTCCTACTCTACGAATAGTTTTATAATCTGCATTAACACCAGCTATATTTTGTTCTGATAAACTTCTTGCATAAGAACCAATACCACCAGATGTATTAAATGCTTCATAATCGACACCATCAATCGTTAATGTTTCATAACCAGACAATGCATCTACTTCGTCATAGGATCCATTACGAACTACTTGACACTTGCCCATGTACTCATTAACCAAACCATCACCACTCCAAGACGCATGATACTTTAACTTGTTCGTAGCATCTTGTGATAATGCACCAACTCGTATCTTAACATCATGTAAATCGGAAAAATCCTTTGCTAGATGGTTTGCTACTACTGTTGACATACCCGGAGCTAATCCACAATGAGGCATTGTGAATGGTAAACCTGTCCGAGTTGTTGAAACATAATTACGTTCATCAATCCACTTATCTAATGCATCATCTTCTGAAAGATCAAAATAAGGAACATTATATTCTAAACAAGCCTGATACAGATTTATATTTTCTGTATATGGTAATGCATTAATGACAAGAGATTTACCTTCAACAAATTTATTAAATTGTGTTGCATATGATACTGGTGTTTCTATCTCAAAAAAATGTGATTCATTAATAGACCAATGTTTATGATGTGAATCTACATCCGCTATGGATATTGTATAATCAGAACTCTTACCAACTAATAAACTATAGATGGCAGTTCCAATTCTACCAGCACCAACTATTCCAATGTGTATATCTTTATTATCCATAACACTATTATACCATAACAAACAACTAAAAACAAGGAAAACTACTTAATAGATATAGGAAAGGAATATCCAATTAAAGCTCCTACAACCATCAATGCTCCCCATGTTGCCCATTTCCATTTATCTAACTGTCTTATTCTTTCGTCAAGTGCGTCAAATTTTTCTGAGATTTTCTTACGAACATTTTCGTGAAATTCTAAATCAGTTTTTTGATGTGATTCTATTCTTCCATGAAGCACTTTAACATCATCAAGACGTTCATTATTTTTTGTTGTAAAATGTTTCTTTACAAATTCACATTCTTTTTCTAATTCATTAATAACATAATTTAAATGTTCTATATCTTTTTCTATTGCAATAAACTTTTTCTCAGACTCCCTCGATTGTTCTGACATTTACCTGGCCTCTCTACAATCCTCCAACTGCTTAATCATAGAATTTTCTGCATCAAAACGATCTTTAATCCATCGAGGTGTTACTTCATAATTTCCATTAGCCAACTTAGTCATCTGAGCTTCACCAACTATTCTTACTGTAGGTCGTTCATAAGCATTACTAGATGCACAACCAATAAATAACATTAAGGATAACCCAATCAATATATTTTTCATTTCAGTTCCTTTCGACCCGTCTTACCAGCACGAGCTCTATCAGCTAGATACTCAAACATAGAATCAATACCTTCTACATCAGCATCAGCTAACGTATTATCCATTTCTTTTTTTCGTGCTTTAAATTCTTCAAAACTATCTTTATCAGAATTTCTTTCTACCTTGTCCATGATTTTTAAACCAAGTCCAAGTGCGTTTCCAATTATTGATCCTAACATTATTCTTCTCCTTTTTCAAATTTCTTTAAATACAACATATGGTCTGTTTTATCATGTTGAACAATAATAGATTTCTTTGGATGCTTCTTTGCATAACCAGTAATTCGTTTTCCAGTTTCCGATTCAACATCAACATACTTATCCCATCTTGCATATTTTTTCTTGCCCAACTTACAATTATTATACTCATTATCACCAACTTTAAATACATCAACACCAGCAAACGTATCATCTGGAGTAATATTTGGTTCTGCAACAGCTACTTCTTCTTCTTTCCAAAACTCTAGTTCTTCATCTGGTTTTTCACCAACAACTCTTGTTGATTTTAATTTCTTTTTCTTCTTTTCTTCCATACGAAACTGTCTACCAAGAGCATCTGGTGAATACTTATCCCAAGGAGATTTTTTCTTTTTCTTTTTCTTTACTACGGACGAATCATCACCAGTTCCAGCTACTGAAACTCCAGTTGCATTGGCAGGTTCTTCAGTTTGTTGACGATTTTTATATATCTTCCACAAAGTAGCGTACGTTTTTGGATTATCTTTACCGTATTGTTTTTCCACTTTGCGTATAAGAGATTTTTTGAGTGGGGGTGCTTCTTCAGTCTTGGAGCAATTCTTCGACATATGACTCTCCTTCATTGAGTAATCTTTCTGTATCAATTTCTTCTTTAATTAAAAATAAACCAGCTGTATATGAACCAAGCTTAGTATTTCCACCTGGTATTTTTTGAATAATTCTTTTCAGATTAAAAACCAATCTATGAAAAAGTGTATAAGAATCTTTTTCTTCTTTTGTTTTAAGAGAACGAGATTTTTTTAATAACTTTCCTTTCTCATCAATTATACCATGCTCAAATGCTGGTTGATCTTTCCAATCTGTAACCAATGTAGAAATAATTCTATATGTAATAAACGTATCAAAAGCTCGTGAAGCCATTTACTTGATTTTCCTTAAAATTTTTATTACTTCTTCATCCATATCTATATCAGATGAATATAATTCTTCGTTAACTTTATCAGGCATTCGATTTAAGTAAACTAAAAATGTTTTTAATAATGGATAGTATTCTCTACCAACTCTAAAAAATAAAAGTCTGGTTGCCGCGGCATTCTCAAAAACATTATAAAAAGATATAAGATGATTAAGTATTAATCGTTCTTTAATAATTCCTTCTTCTCTATAACGATTAAATAATCTTTTAATATACTTTAACTTTCTAACATCTTCAAAGTATTCTTTTATGTCTGTACAATGTGGATTATCATAATGTAATAATGCATACATTAAATAATTTTCATTCGTCAATTCATTAAATCTCATATAATCTCTCATGTTATTTCATTTGATTTGGCCACAAAGGATAAAATTTCTCTCTTAACCAATCATCATTATATGGATGTTTAAAAATCCATTGTTGTGTTTTATCTAGTCCACGCCAATCTTCATCATCCACATAACGATAAACAATCCATTTCTTTATTACATAGTAATTTATACCGGGTGCAGGAAGTAACCAATGATCTCCTTTATCCGTTATTCTACTTACACAATTTTGTCTACATGGAAAAGCTTCAATCAATGAATATGCAATCTTAATATCAAACTTTCCATCTGCATCAGTATCAAAATAAAACGATACAGTTCTTGGGACTTCTTCAGGAACCCAGTCGATTAATTTGTCGAGTGTGGGTTCCTGAAGTTCGTCTTGAAGAACTATTTGCCAACCACCAGTTTCATGTTGTTTAAAATAAACTGCACTATCTACTGGTGCAACTAAACCAAACAACAGGACCCAGGTGAGAAGAATCGTTTTTAACATTGTACAACTTCTTACGCAACAGCTGTAATTGTTCCAGCAGCTGTTCCAATACCTGCACTATTTGTTATAGTTGCATTAGTATTTGTACCTTTTTCTTTAACTGTTCCACTATTTAATGACATAGCGTTTGCACCGATTGATATTACATCAGTAGCTTGCAAGCTTGCATGGCCAGCTGCTATTACCAATGTAAAAGTCAAACGATTTGTACCCGTACCACTTGCATAACTCAATGTATGATTAGTACGACTATCATTAACAACTGTAAGTTGTGGTGTACCAGTTACAGCAACTTCTTCATTATAATTTACTGTTACTGATAATGTTCCACCAGCTGCGCGTGAGTATGCACTAATATTCCAATTAATAGAACTAATGTCTGCAACATTTAATCCCGTAGTATCTCCACCAGCACTTGTGCGAGTTGAAAGACCACGAATTGCTACTAATACTTCTGGATCACCAGAACCTGCTTGTGCAGGTTGTACCCATCCAGCACTTGTTGCATATACAGCTCTTTGTTCTTCAGTCGTCAGCCATTTTGGTTTGGCTTCGTCTGTATCTGAACTTCCCCATGATGCCATTGTTAATCCTCCTCTTCTTCTAATAATAGTTCTTCTTGTATTGATTCTTCTTCTACAGGTTCTGCACCTATACCATCAATTCTTAACACATGACCATCATCATTTACCATAAAATCAACTTCTTGATTATTCTGAATACTTCCATATACACAATCAACATTAAAATCATACACTCTACCTGGTGTTACAATTTGTCCTGTTGGTTTATGAAATGCTTTTATGATACCTTTCATAATATCTCCTTAAGTCAAACAGAGGGGCCGCAGCCCCTCTATAACAATTTATTTTCTAGTAAAGATAGCGTAGATGACACCAACTGATGCTAAACCAACTAGTCCCTGTGCGCCAAGAG